ATGTCGTACGCATCTTTCGTCTATCCAGAAAATGCAGATGAGGTGATCAGTGGAATTCAACAAGCATTCGGAGTTGGAGGGTAAGCACGCTTACCTTTCCGCGTCCAAGCCCTACTGGCTCAGGGATGAGCCTGAGCAGCTGATTGCGCGTGTCGAGAAGTCGAACGCCGCAGCGCTGGGGACCCGACTCCATGCTTTCGCATGTGAGGCCATCAAGCTCCGTCAGAAGATGGAAGCTAACGGCAAGACAGTAAACCGGTATGTCAATGACTGCATCGGTTTCCGCATGACCCCCGAACAGCCCCTGTTCTACAGCTACTACGCGTTCGGCACTCCCGACGCACTTAGTTTCCGAAGAGAAGCCGATGGTACTCGAGTCCTTCGGATCTTCGACCTCAAGACTGGCACTGGCCCAGTCAAGTTCGAGCAGCTCGTTCTCTACGCTGCGTACTTCAATTTGGAGTACGGCGGCAAGCTGAAGTTCAAGCCAATGGACATCGCTTACGAGTTGCGTATCTACCAGAACGACGACTTCGAGATCTACATTCCTGAGCCCGAAGAGATCGTGTACTGCATGTCTCGCATCATCGAGTCTGACAAGATCATCCGCACCCACATGGAGAACGAGGAGTGGCAGTGAGCGAAAGCGATGCCGTCGGCGCAAGCGTCGACATGTACGAGGGAGAGAACTTCCTCGAGCACATTGGTATCGCCCGTCGCTCGGGCCGATACCCGTGGGGTTCGGGCGGAGACCCGTACCAGAGGTCCGTCGAGTTCAAGAAGTACCGCGACGACATGAAGGCTTCGGGGATGTCCAACACGGAGATCGCCAAGGCCATCGAGACGTACGCCAACAAGGATCGGAAGGAAGGCGAGCCCTTCGTCTCCTTCAAGACCACCGACCTGGTGGGTGCGACCGCGGTCGCAACTGAGCAGATCCACGCAGCAAATGTGGCTCGTGCTCGTCTTCTCAAGGATCAGCGACAGATGTCGAATGTCGCCATTGCCAACGCTATGGGCACGCGCGAGTCGACTGTGCGTGGCTGGCTGAAGGCTGGTGATGAGCAGAAACAGGACTCTCTGCGTGCTGTCGCGAACAAGCTCAAGGAAGAGCTGGAGACCAAGGAATACCTCGATGTCGGTAAGGGTGCGAACCTTTGGATCGGCAACATCGGCGAGACCAAGCTGCGCTCTGCGCTGGCTATGCTCAAGGATGAGGGCTACCAGGTCTACAGCGGACTCAACGTTTCACAGCTCGGAACCTCCAAGGACACCAAGCTTCGCGTTCTGACCAAGGAGGGTAACTCCTGGAAGGACGCTCTCGATGCTGTCAAGGATGGTCGTCTGGAGACCGTTGGTTTTCAGATGGACGACTTTGGCGCCATTCAGTCCAACAAGGTTCCGCCCGTCTCTTTCAGCTCGAAGAAGCTTCAGGTCCGATATGACGAGGATGGCGGCACCAAGATGGACGGTGTCATCGAGGTTCGTCGAGGTAAGGAAGAGCTGTCCTTGGGTGCGAACCGATACGCCCAAGTTCGAATCGCGGTCGATGGCTCGCACTACCTCAAGGGTATGGCGATCTACGCTGACGATCTTCCTGCCGGGGTTGACATTCGCTTCAACACCAACAAGTCCAAGAATGACCCCAAGGTCGTCAAAGAGGGGAAGCTCGGCGCGCTCAAGCCCATGAAGATCGTGGACGGCAAGGTGGACGCGGACAACCCGTTCGGCGCTACGACCAAACCGCACTTCTTCCAGACCAAGGGTGGTGCGAAGAAGCAGTCCGTTCTGAATATGGTGAATGAGGAAGGCGCTTGGGACGAATGGTCCAAGTCGCTGTCCTCACAGATGCTGTCTAAGCAGCCTCTGGCTCTTGCTTCCAAGCAGCTTGCTGAGACGCAGAAGGCTCGTCGCGAAGAGTTCGACAAGATCATGAAGCTGACGAATCCTGTGGTCCGTCAGAAAATGCTGGATGAATTTGCAGAATCGGCAGATGCCGCTGCTGTTCACCTCAAGGCGGCCGCGCTTCCTCGCCAGTCCAGCCACGTGATCTTGCCCATCAACACCATGCGTCAGCACGAGATCTATGCTCCCAATTTTGATGATGGTGAGCGTGTCTCGCTCGTTCGGTACCCTCACGGCGGACCCTTCGAAATCCCGGCTCTTACGGTCAACAACAAGAACCCCACTGCCAAGCGCATCATGGGTGGTGCGCGTGATGCTGTCGGAATCCACCACAAGGTTGCTGAGCAGCTCTCTGGTGCGGACTTCGATGGTGACTCTGTGCTCGTCATCCCCAATCCCAAGGGTGCTGTCAAGTCTCGCCCGCCGCTGAAGGAGCTTGAAGGCTTCGATGCCAAGGCTGTCTACCGCATCCCTGAGGGCGACACCACAACCAAGCGCATGTCGAAGCGTGGCACTCAGACTGAGATGGGGAAGATCTCTAACCTCATCACAGATATGACCATCCATGGTGCGTCCGAGTCTGAGTTGGCACGTGCGGTCAAGCACTCCATGGTTGTCATTGATGCTGAGAAGCACGGGCTGAACTACAAGCAGTCTGAGCTTGACAACGGCATTCGGGGTCTCAAGCTCAAGTACCAGGGTGACGGTGTCAACCCTCGCGCTGGTGCCAACACCATCATCTCCCGTGCCTCCTCTGACATGCGCATTCCTGCCATCATCAAGAGGCCCGTTGGCAAGGATGCTGCTGGCAACAAGGTTGGTCCTGTCGATCCTAAGACAGGGCGCATTGTCTATGTGCCTGACCCCAAGCGTGAGTACACGCGCAAGGATGGTACCAAGGGTGTTAAGCAAACCTATGGTACCAAGATGGAGTTCACTGACGACGCGCGCAAGCTCATGTCTAAGAACCCTGCCCCTATGGAAGAGCTGTACGCTGCACATGCTAACAACATGAAGGCGTTGGCTAACCAGGCACGACTGGCATCGCTGAATCTTGTCATGCCTAACCAGAACAAGGCGGCCAAGGTGGTGTACAGGGACGAGGTAGCGAGCCTTGAGGCTAAGCTGAAGGCAGCGCAGCGCAACGCCCCCCTTGAGCGACGTGCCCAGATCTTGGGTAACGCCTGGGCTAAGTCCCGGATCGATGCGCACCCTGAGTACGCAGGCGACAAGGACACCATCAAGAAGATCAAGTACAAGGCCCTGGAAGATGCCCGTATAGCTACCGGTGCCAACAAGTTCAAGATCGGTGCCAAGGATGCTGATGGCAATGACACACTCACATCACGTGAGTGGGAAGCCATTCAGGCTGGGGCATTCTCATCCTCACGTCTGAAAGAGATCCTTGCCAACGCTGACATGGAGAGAGTACGTACCTTGGCCACGCCTAGGAGTACCACCTCTCTTACTGTGGGCCAGCAGGCTAGGGCTAAGCAGATGGCAGCAATGGGCCGATCCATGAGTGAGATCTCAGAAGCCCTGGGTATCCCACGTTCCACGCTTGTGGACAACCTCAACAAGGGCTGATCCCTATGATTATGAAGAAAGGAGAGGGAAGATGAGCTACATGATCACTACTGTGGACAATCCTTTCGACCCTCGAGAAGACTTCAGGGCCTGGGACCAGTGGGACAGGGCACATGGATACAACACTTCAGCTTACCTCGACCGGGTCGCCGGTCTCCCAGAGGAGCTGCCTGATGTCATCATCGATAAGATGCGTGACGATGTAATCATGGAGATAGTGGACATCCATGGAGGAAAGCTATACGAGGCTCTCCTCATTGAAGAGGAATCACCACCCAAGTCAACCACCGCGGCATAGCTGGTCGACCTCAGTGAGGCATCATCTGAGCGAAAGGTCAAGGCCCTTACAGCCCTCTGATCCTGACGCACACATGACACAGATGATGCCTCACTGCATGGGGGGGAGGGGTCGAAAAATATACCCCCCTTGGGCATCGCCGCCCTCCTAAAAAATGCCCCGGGGGGATCTAATTGTAAAACTTTCCCGGGTGAAAGTTCCGCCGGAACTTTCTCAACTCATGCTGTTCTCCGACAGAGTGGTGTGAAAGCCACAGAAACTTTTGGAGGTTGTGTCACCATGCAGACGCTCTACTTCGTTCTCTACCTTCTCGCCTTCGTCGCCTTCCTAGGCGCCACCGTCACGTCAAGGGACGCTTTCGGTCGTAGCTCGGCACGCTTCAGCGTTGCTCTCGTTCCCGTCGGCCTCGCCCTCGTCTCCCTGGTCTGGATGCTCCAGGCCCTCAACCGTCTCTGACGTTCGTGTTCCCCGTACGTCTCTGCTTCGCGGTTCTCTCTGATGCGCTCTTTGCTGCGTCGGAAGTATGCCGTGTACTTTCAAGGAGGTCTTCATGACCAGCTCAGTTCTCAAGCATCAGCACACCTCACTGCAGTTCTCCGACCCCGACAACCACCAGGTCTCCGACGTCGAGAAGCTCTTCAAGAAGGGTAAGGCGTTCCCTCTCAAGACCGGCACCGAGTCCGGTCGGGAGACCGCCACTCGCAAGGCGCTGATTGAGTGTGCCCAGGACTACGGCCACGCCATCGAGTTCGGTCGCAGCAACTTTGTCGCCGTCGACAAGTCGATCGTGAAGAAGGGGTCCCTCAAGAAGGACACGGTCTTCGTTGTGTCCAACGACCTTCTCGTCGGACACCAGCACGACCGCGACTTCCCCTTCATCTCGTTCACCCACGTCGACGAGCGGCTCGGTCGCATCTCGGTCGCCGGCTTCCACTACTCCACCAAGGGTCGTGAGCAGGGTGACCCCAACAACGACACCAACGAGATGTACGCCGTGAAGATCGCTGAGTGGATGCGCAAGTCTGCTCGCGGTACGGCCATCGCCCTCGGTGCTGGCGACTTCAACATGCTCGACCCGCTGAAGCGACAGGACTGGGCCTTCGGTCAGAACTTTACTTCAATGGCGGACGAGCTCGGCACCTACAAGAACACCGGCCACGGCCCCATCGACGGCTTCGTGTCGTTCGACAAGGACGGCCGAGTCAAGGCCAAGAAGTTCGAGGTCCTCACGGACGCCGACCTTCACCTCTTCACGGACCACTACATGTGTCGCGGTACGTGGACGGTCCGTCACCTCAAGACCTCTTGATCGAAAGGAGCTGATCGATGGCAACCGTTGTTGGCAAGACTTCAAACCGCATCGATCAGCTCCTAGCAGATCTGGTTGTCACTGCGCAATTGGTTGACGGTAATCTCATCCTCACCAAACGCGATGGCACCACGCTTAACGTCGGCAACCCTGGCGGAGTTAAGCGAATTTTCTATACCAATGGAGCTTGGCCTGCTAGGCCGACCGGAGCTGCCGAAGTGCAGTGGGTTGGTCCGACCGCTCCACCTGGTATGACAGATCGAGATGATTGGTTGGTTGTTCCATGAGTATCGTGAGCATTGATCCAATTCCTGAAGGCGGGTGGCCTGAGGTCCCCGTTGTCGCCCCCTACGAGTACGAACAGCTTCCCGTGTTTGAGACGGAGCTGCTCGACATTCGCGAGGAGGGCCTGGCCGAGGAGGTGATCCAGTTCTACGAAGACACTCTTATTCCGCAGCTTGCCTGCGCGCCAGATGGGTCTTCGTCGCCTCACCCGCAGCTCGGATGGCTCAAGTCTGAGTCCGAGCCGCGTCACGTCATCGTTTGCAAGATCGATGGCGAGCTTCGTGGCGCTTGGATCATCAAGCGCAATCAGATCTACTACCCATGCGCAACTGTCGAGTTCATTGCGCCCATTTTTCGGGCGCTGTGGGACGAGACGATCAAGCACTTTGATTACGTCTGGGGAGACACGCAAAACCCTGTCATCATGGCCTTCGCCAAGAAGGCTGTCCGCATTCCTCGGAGTCCGAACTCTCCGGAGGTGAACGACCAACGACTTGAATGGAGGCGCCCTGAATGACGGTCATGACTAAAGAGCGCACCTTCTCGAGTCAGTTTGGTTTTTCAACCGGACAAGACACGGCCTACACCGAAGCTGGTGGTGATCTTGCTTTCGCGGTCGGACAGATCATGTTCTTCCGCTTTGCAACAACGATTCCAAAGGGGTCGACGATCAACACCGCGACGTTGACGTTCAACATCTCGGGCAAGAACCTCTCGGCTGGTAACTACTCCACGCACATCGTTCGAGCGCATGCGTCTGGTGATTCTCCACTACTCGTTGTTGGAGCGGTGGAGCACAGTCGGTCGCAAACCTCGACTAGCATTACTTGGACGCCAACCTGGCCATCAAATCCTCCGGGCGATGTTCTATCGAGCATCGACGTTAAACCCATTCTTCAGGAGATCATGGCTCGACCTGATTTCGTGACTGGTGGCTACATCACGTTCATGATCACCTGCACGAACGAGAACGGCACGGACATGAATGTTCGAGCCAACAACGTGTGGGCTCCCTCGCCGAAGCTAACGGTCGACTTCACAGCGCCGAACACCGGCATGCGGTGGGAGTTCAACCGGATTGAGAACTCGGAGTTCAGCTCGGTTCTTGCCGGAAGCGATGGCACCAATCCTGTTCCTGGCTGGGGACAAAACGAGTTCTATGGAGCTCAAGCAGCCCCAGCCAACCAGGGAACCCTAGCGATAGACACAGTGTTCACGAGGCTGCCTGGTGTGCCGACACTTCGATTCACAACGGGAACGCCGCCCGATCCGAACGACCGCTTGACTGGTCCATACAGCGCCTGGCGATCCGACGCCGAGGAATCAACCATTTTCTGCGGTTGGATCTATGTGGCGTCAAACGTCCCCACAACCAACCTCATCTACCCACAAGAGGCCTACTACGGGGGCTGGACTATTGTCACGGCTCGAGGCCAATGGGTCCCTTTCTGCACCGCGCCTATTACGTCGGGTGCTGTCGCGGACATTCGTTGGTGGTCCGTCGCAATGCGACCTTACCAAGCAGGTCTGCAGTTCTGGATCTCCGAGCCGACCATGATCACGTCAACGTTTAAGCAGATGCCGTTCAACGGTTTGACGCCGGATCTGATGGACGGCAGTAACGCTTCGCTAATCGATCACCGCTCAACTGCCTCGCGGCAGCAGTCGGTTCGAGAGTGGATGCCTCGGACGGCGATCATGAAGAACGGCGTTATCTATCGTGCGCCTCGCTACATCAAGCGAACCGACGGTCTTCTTCAGCTGACCGAGCCCGTCAAGGGCGGCGTCACGATCGGTAACTTGGGCGCAACACAAGTCGGAAGTCTTCCGGCTCAGAAGACAGTCAGCGAGCTCTAAGGAGGAGTTATGGGAACTACTACAAACATGGCTCTTCGCTATCCCGAGCCAACCGTTCTTGCGAACACGCTACACACGCAGATCAAGAACTTAGCCGAGGATGTTGACGCAGCGGCAGCTCGAAAGCGAGAAGTTCTCGGTGGAGTACAACTTGCTCGCGACGTCACTTCGGGTATGACAACGTCCCCCTCTTCGTCGAGGTATATGCGAATCAACACAACCATGCTCGCCACGGCGGGTCTTATGCCGAGGATTCACATCGTCGGAAAGACCAGCGCATATCTCGGCGCCTTTGACGGGCATCTGACGCTCTATCTGTACAACACTTCCGGGGGACTTCTATACGAGCCAAGGTGGAAGGCTTTCGGTGTTCTTCCTACCGGGTGTTGGGTGAGTAAGGATGCCTCAAACCAGATGGTGATTGTTCTCGACAATACGGCTGGCTGGGTCTATGCAGAAGTCTCCGTTACTGAGGTCGCCAACACGTATGGCACCATGACCACAGCTCACACTACGGGTTGGACCGTGACAAACAACGCCGACAACACCGGCCTAACCGCCATCGCTCAGGCCCTATAAGCGTCAACTGAACACGTAACTAAAGGAGGTATCATGCCTATCACCCCCGGCAACAGCCGCAAGGGCACGGACATGGACAGAGATCTACAGCTCCCTCCTCCAGCATCAACCCTGGAAGGCCGGAACGACCAGCTCACGGCGGCAGCGTTCGCCCTGGTCGAGCGGCGACTACACGACGGATCGGCCTCCGCGCAGGAGACTGTCCACTTCCTCAAGATGGGTGCGACGAACTATCGTCTGCAGGAGGAGAAGCTCCGCATGGAGAGCCTGGCTCTTCAGGCGCGCATCGAGGAAGCTCGCGCCCGCAACTCGGGCGAGGAGCTCATGAAGGAAGCGCTTGCTGCCTTCAAGGGTTACTCCGGACAGGAGCCAATCCAGGAGGACGGTCATGACCATACGGAGCTATACTGAGCTATCTCAGCTCGGCTCTCTCGAGGAGCGCTTCGCTTATTTGCGGCTGAACGGCAAGGTTGCGGACCCCACGTTCGACGACATGCGCTGGTTGAACCAGCGGTTCTACACGTCTCGAACGTGGCGAACCCTTCGCGATGACATCATCGCACGAGACCTTGGCCAAGACCTTGGTGCTCAAGACGTGACCGTTCGGGGAATCCCGATCATTCACCACATGAACCCAATCACGGTCGAGGACATTGTCGAAGGTACGGACAATCTACTTTCTCCCGAATTCCTGATCACCACCTCGCTGAACACGCACAACGCGGTTCACTACGGCGACGAAAGTCAACTTCCCCGGCCTTTCGTCGAACGTCGCCCGGGTGATCATGTTCCCTGGAAGAAAGGAAGCATCGACCTTGACGCACTACGAGCCGCCGACGATGCCATTCGTCGCCGCCAAACTCCAGGGTGGTAAGCAGACGCCTACCGCCATCATCCTTCGACCGTCGCATACACGCTCTTTTGATGGAGCAGCCCTGGCTGTCGCACAGCGATGGCACCAAGCCCCAAGCTTTTGGAATGCCGGTCACTACACCGTGGACGAATCCAAGCGCTACAGGTGTGTGCCTGACGACGTAGTAGCTGGTGACAACAACTCCGACAAGCACGCCATTCGCATTGCGATGTGTGCTGAGCCTGTCGGAGGAAGTCGGTTTTGGGACGAAGACCACCACCGTCACGTTCTGCGCAAGACGGCAGAGCTCGTCGCAGAGCTTTCGCTGGTCTACAAAATTCCCGTCGACTACCTCAACGAGGAGTATGGCGGCGACAAGACCTACGCCAAGTGGCAGAAGCGACGCACTCGTCGACGTGGAGGAATCTACGTGGTAGAGACTAGCGGCTTCCCATTCCAGGCATTCATCAACGAGGTTGACGCCAAGCGCGATCTCAAGAAGCACATCTGAAAGGAGAGGCCATGTACAGGCTTCCTGACAACACTCCCGAGATCCTCCGACGCCACGGACTGAAGGTCAAGGTGGTTCCGGGTTGGAAGACCCGCGGGCGCCCGGCCTCTACCGGCGGTTTCAACCCCGTCGGCACTCTCTGTCACCACACGGCGACCACGGTCGCCTGGACGATTGCGGCCGTGCTTCGTCTTCTGACGGGCGGTCGCTCTGGTCTTCCTGGTCCTCTGTGCCAGTTCGGTCTCGACCGATCCGGCACCGTCTGGCTGGTTGCAGCTGGACGAGCCAACCACGCCGGTCAGGCTCGCGCCGTCGGCAGCGTCGCAGCAGGAGATGGCAATGAGCTCTACTTCGGCATCGAGGCTTTCAACTCCGGCACCGGCGAGCCGTGGCCGGCAGTGCAGTACAACGCTTACGTTCTTCTGGCCGCCGTCCTTCAGGTCGAGTTCACCAAGAACAGCGCCCGCGCCGTCGCAGGCCACAAAGAGACGAGCACCACGGGCAAGGTCGACCCTACGTTCGACATGAACGTCTTCCGCCAGCGTGTAGCTGCGATGATGGAGCAGATCACCGAGGACGACACCACGCCTGCGCCTGTCTCCCGAGGCGAGAACATCGACAGCGCCATGTCGAGCTTGCGTAAGGCTCGTCGTGCGTCTGAGGGCGCTCGCAAGGCCAAGGTCAAGGCCGCCCTGGACGAGCTGAAGAAGATTCAGCCGTTCGGCAGCAAGTAGTCCACGCACCTCAAAATGGTAGCAGAAAGGAGGGTTGATGTCTGAGACCCCGCCGGAGGAGACGCCTCCGATTGAAAGCCCGAGCATCTTGGTTTCGACCAAGGCGGCGCTCGGGGTCGCCCAGGATGACGCATCGTTCGATAGCGAGATCCTGACGTTCATCAACGCTGCTTTCGCCGAGGTCAATCAAGTAGGCGTCGGTCCTGAGGAAGGTCTGATGATCTTCTCCGACGCGGAGGAGTGGCCAGATCTCATCGGGACCGATGTCCGCCTCAACCTCGTCAAGCCATACGTCTACCTCTATTGCAAGATGCTGTTCGATCCGCCGGATGTTGGTTTCGTGCTGACTTCCATGGAGCGGATCCTCGAGCGTCACATCTGGCGATTGATGGTTGCCGTCGACAAGCCCCCGGTTGTGGTGGTTGTCGACCCTCTCGCATCCGAACCCCTCCCCGAGCCTGAGCTGGGGAACGTCATCCTCTGAAAGGAGAAGGCATGACTGAAGTACCCACGCTTGCCGAGATGCGACACGCACTTGGCGAGAAGCCTCTCCCCAACGAGGTTGACGCTCCCCCTACGCTGGCGGAGATGATGCATGCCAACGCGCTCTACCAGACGGACCCCGAGGCCTACCTCGAGCACTACGGCATCAAGGGCATGAAGTGGGGCGTTCGTCGCTCCCGCGATCTTCTGGCTCGAATTGGCGGAGGTGCCAAGGCCGCCGCTGTCGGAACCAAGGACGAGGAAGGTAACGTGGTCGGTGGCATTCGAGCCAAGACCCGTGCCGGCGCTCAGAAGCTCAAGGACATGCGCGAGGGTTCTACTCTAATCCTCGAGGATGCCAGCGGTGCTTCCAAGATCATGGCGAAGCAGAAGGATGGGACCTTCAAGGAGGTCTATCTTTCGGCCGACGCAGAGCGCGTGCTTCGAACCACCAAGAAGGACCAGTCCGAGATGTCCGACAAGGAGATCAACGACGCGCTCAATCGAGCGAAGAAGATTGAGGAGTACAACAAGCTCTTCAATCCTCAGCCGAATCCGAACGCGGACCTTGAGGCACGCGTCAAGGCAATGCAGCTCGAGATCCAGCTGAAGCAGGCGCAGGCGGCTCTGAACCCGCCCAAGAAGAAGCTGGTGTCCCGCTTCATCGAGTCTGTCGAGGGCGGCTTCGGCGCCTACAACCGTATGGACAAGGCGATGAACGGGAAGCTCAGTCCTATGATGAAGGAGATGATCGACGAGATCCGGAACAGCCAGTCGAGGCCGAACGCCGCAAGTCGTGCTGCCACGGCTGCTTCGGAAGCCCGTGCTTCTAGCAAGGCGAGGCAGAAGGACCGACAGGATGCCGAGGATCGATTCTGGTCGGGCGGAGAGAACCTCCGAACCCCGAGCGGATCAACTCGAGTTGGCGACATGCGGGTGACCCCCGAGCAGCAGCGACGAGTTGACGAGCATGTCTACAACATCACCACGATGGGTCGGAACGATCCTTCCAACCCGTTCTACAACCAGAACCCGTCTGGTCCGCCCATCCCGCCGTACTACCCAGAACTCGAAAGGGGAAGCTGATGACCGCCTTGGCTCACAAGGATCGCACGCTTCAGGACATCATCGATGAGATGACGTCGGAGCAGCGAGAGCTGATGGACCTGATCGTCGGCGCCGCTGTCGAGGACGAGGTGATCGACGACGATGATGTCATCGCTGCCGCGCTTGCTCTTCCCGAAGAGCATCTCCAGCTCATCAACTTTGTTGTTGGCGGACTTCTCTCGAAGGCGGAGAGCGACGAGCTCGAACAGTCCAACCTTCGAGTGAACAAGTTCCTCGAGCACTATGGTGTGAAGGGAATGCAGTGGGGAGTTCGTAACGTCGATCGACCTGCTGGAGGAAGCGGAGGCTCTGCTTCAAAATCGCAGACAAAGCCGGCGAAGACTCCAGCACTGGTCGGAGCGGCCAACACCACCAAGCTCTCCAACTCTACGAAGAACACTGCCGATGAGCGAAAGGCTGCTCGACAGGCTGTTCGCAAGGGTACGGCTACGGCTGAAGATGCCCACGTTGCTGCGCTGAAGTCCACAGGACACCGTGTCGCCAACGCCTTCTTGGGAGACAAGTCTTACTGGAAGGGCATTGCGGCTACCGCTGGCGTTGCCGGTGCGGTCGCTCTTTCCCCGGCAGTACTTCCTGTCGGCGTTCTTGGCGCCATTGGAGCCGCGGTCACTGGCGCTTCGGCGAGCAGTGCTGTTGGCGTGGCTGCTGGTAGCACCGCTCTGTCTGCCTCTGCCTATCTCGGCGCCCAGATCGCAGGAACGACTCTTCAGGTCACGAACCTGGTTAGAGCCGTTCGTGGTAACTCCCGGATCGACGAGAGCTATGCTCGACTCGGCTCGAACGTTGCCTCTAGCTACAAGAAGGGCATGGACCGGACCGCCAAGATCCTGCGAAAGGATGGCGGCGGAAGCGGGCGCAAGATCAAGAAGGCGCTGAAGCAGAGCGATGAGCTCCGCGTCAACAACTTCCTCGAGCACCATGCAACGGCGAGCTTGGGATTGATGAAGTCGGGGATCTGATGGAGGAGACCAATAGCCCCACGGTCTCTACCTCCAAGACTGGCGGCACGAAGTTCGATGAGTCCAAAGTCAAGCGTGACGGCAACGGCATGTTTGCAAGGACGAACTCTCGGAACAGCAAACAAGGTCCGACGACGGTAGCTGGCTACAAGCGAATGTTCGACAAAGTCCCTGTCGCTCAATGGGGCGGAGGCGATGTCAGCATCAGTCACGAGCTTCCAGATGGTCGACGCGTCTGGCTGTATGGCGACACCTTGAGTAAGAACAACGGCTTCGTTCACTCAACGGCCTTGGTTCAGACAGGCAGCGAGTTGCATGTGTCCCAAGGAGGCAAGCAGCTACTCCCTAATAGCGGGAAAGATCCTGACGACCCCAAGCGCGAGTTGATTCATTGGATCGATGGTGTGAAACAGGGGCCGACTCCGAACACGCTCCTTGTCTCCTCCATGCAGATGTCCGTTGGAAAAGCCAACGCTTGGGATTTCCGCAACACCCGAGAAGGGAAGTCCAAGCAAGCACTCGTGAAGGTCGACGACGCCGGCAACATGAAGTTTGTGAAGTGGAAGGGTTGGGTTCCTACTCCCCAAAAGAACAACCCTCACGTCGCAAATGATCTCGCGATAGCGGGTCCGAACCACTACACCTATGGCAAAGTGACTCACGACATCAAGCTCGCCGACGGTAGTTACTTGACCACGACGTCTCAAAACTGGGACGACGATTTCTCCAACCACATGAACCCAGACGGATCGTTTCGGTATCGTGATTGGGCTCCGATCTTTGGCAAATCCCGCACCCGTAAGGAGGTTCGCATGTCAACTCCACTCGACACGTTTCTCGAGCACCAGGGCGTTAAGGGTATGAAGTGGGGGGTTCGCAAGGCGGACTCTTCTTCCTCTTCTCCCACCCGCCGCCCACGAGTGAGTCCCGAGACCGCCAAGCACCTGGGTAAGGAGCTGGCATTTGGGTCCATTGGGCCCGCCGCTCTTCTGATGGGGGCTGGCCCTCCGATCTCCATCGCGCTCGGCATCAGTGTCGGCGTACTCCGCTCGCCTCCGGTCGCCAACGCCATCAAGCAAACGTCTAAGGCGTCTGCGGATCTGATGAAGGAGATTGGAGACACCAAGCTCTCCGCCATGCGTCAATCACGCGAGGCGAAGGCCAACATCCGAGAAGCTGCCAAGGGCGTCAACGACGATCTCATCAAGCAGCTTGCCTAGCACCACTGAAAGAAGGTGACCCATGACTCTATCTAACACGGCAACGCCCATCTACTACGGGCAATTCCGTGATAAGGTATCGAGGGGCGAAATTCCGGTTTGCCGGGAGATCTCGCTCGAGATGAACCGCATCGATGCCTTGATCGAAAACCCGATGTACTGGTACGACGACCAAGCAATCAACGGCTTCATCGCATATTGCGAGAAGGAATGCACGCTCACCGATGGTGAGCCGATCCATCTTCTGGACACCTTCAAGTTGTGGGCCGAGCAAATTTTTGGCTGGTACTACTTCATTGACGAGCCTGAGTGGCAGCCGGCAACACCTCTCGTGAAGGGGCATTTCGCCACCGTCACGAAGAAGAAGCGACTGACTAGGAAGCAGTATCTGATCGTTGCTCGTGGAGCAGCGAAGTCGATGTACGCATCGCTGATTCAGAGTTATTTCCTCAACGTCGACACCGACACCACCCACCAGATCACCACCGCTCCTACCATGAAGCAGGCCGAAGAGGTGATGGCTCCGATCCGGACCGCCATTCTTCGTGCTCCAGGACCTTTCCTCAAATTCCTCACGCACGGGTCGCTGCAGAACACCACCGGGTCTCGTGCGGATCGCGCCAAGCTTGCGTCGACGAAGAAGGGCATCGAGAACTTCCTCACCGGCTCACAGCTTGAGATCCGTCCGATGACGATCAACAAGCTCCAGGGCCTCCGCTGCAAGGTGGCGACCGTGGATGAGTGGCTTTCAGGCGACCTTCGTGAGGACGTCATCGGAGCTATCGAGCAGGGTTCGACCAAGCTTCCGGACTATCTCATCGTGGCTATCAGCTCCGAGGGAACAGTCCGCAACGGTGCTGGCGACACTGTCAAGCTGGAGTTGGCTGATATTCTCAAGGGAGAGTACCAGGCCGACCACGTTTCCATCTGGCACTACAAGCTAGACGACGTCAGCGAGATCGAGGACCCGTACTACTGGGAGAAGGCTCAGCCGAACATCGGCAAGATCGTCACCTATGAGACTTACGGCCTCGACGTCGAGCGCATGGAGAATGCTCCGGCTTCGAAGAACGACATCCTTGCCAAGCGCTTCGGCATTCCGGCAGAGGGATACACCTACTACTTCTCCTACGAAGACACAATCCCACACAGGGAGCAGGACTTCGCTGGTCAGCCCTGTGCGATGGGTGCTGACCTTTCGCAGGGAGACGACTTCTGCGCCTTCACCTTCATGTTCCCACTTGGGAACGGTGCCTTCGGCATCAAGACGCGCAGCTACATCACACAAAAGACCTTCGACAAACTACCCAGCGCGATGAAGTTCAAGTACCAAGAGTTCAAGGCTGAGGGTTCCCTTCAGATCTTTGACTCTACGGTTCTTGACATGATGGAGGTCTTCGATGATCTCGATCGCCATATTCACGAGGAGAAGCAGTACGACGTCCGCGCCTTTGGCTACGACCCGTACAACGCCAAGGAATTCGTGACTCGCTGGGAGCAGGAGAACACGCCCTTCGGTGTGGAGAAGGTTATTCAGGGCGCAAGGACCGAATCGGTCCCCCTCGGCGAACTTAAGAAGATGGCCGAACAGCGACTCCTGATCTTCGATGAGAGCCTCATGTCTTTCACCATGGGGTATGCAATCACTCTCGAGGACACCAACGGCAACCGCAAGCTCCTCAAGCGGCGACAGGACGAGAAGATCGACAATGTTTCCGCTCTGATGGACGCGTGGATCGCGTTCAAACTCAACAAGGAGCAGTTCGACTGACAAGAAAGGAGGTGAAGCATGGGCCTTAGTGACAGGCTGTCACATGCGTGGTCGGCGCTCACCGACCGTCAAAACACCAATCCTCTGCTGAGGAGTGGTTCGCACGGTTTGGTTTCGTCGGCGCAGCCTCCTTACCGACCGCCGGTCCGATCGACCAGCGATCAAACACTTGTCGCCGCCATCTACACTCGAATGGCGGTCGATATTTCTGGTGTCCGAATCGAGCATTGCCGAGTGGACCCCGAGAACGAGATGTACACCGGCGCGATGAAGACGGCGTTCCAGCGTTGTCTGACTGTCGAAGCCAACGTCGATCAGGGTGGACGAGACATTCGTCGAGACATCGCCTACACGATGTTCTCTTCTGGAGCTGCCGCGATCGTTCCGGTTGACACAGACAACAACCCTCTCGAGAATGCCTCGTACGACATTCGAAGCATGCGTGTCGGCACAGTCGTTGACTGGTTCCCGATGGCAGGCTTCATCACGGTTCGTCTTTACAACGAGCGGACCGGAGGCTATGAGGAGTTGACGCTCCCCAAGCGCATCGTGGCCGTGGCGTACAATCCGTTCTACACGGTGATGAACGCCCCCAACTCCACACTTTCCCGCCTCACGCGGAAACTGGCACTCCTCGACAATGTCGATGAGATCTCAAGCCAAGGTAAGCTCGACGTCATTATCCAGTTCCCCTTCCCGGTCCAGTCGGATCGTCGACGGGAACAGGCTGAGCTTCGCCGATCCGAACTCGAGACCCAGCTCAAGTCCAGCACCTATGGTGTGGCGTGGGCTGACGGCACCGAGAAGATCACTCAGCTGAACCGTTCCGTAGAGAACAACCTGCTCCAGCAGGTCCAGTATCTGCGTCAGGAGCTCTTCAATGAGCTCGGTCTCACCGAGAACCTGATGAACGGCACGGCTGACGACGCAGAGATGCTGAACTACACCAATCGGGTCATCGAGCCCGTGATGGATGCGATCACCGAAGCCATGGAGCGGACCTTCATTACGAAGACCGCATGGACACAGGGTCAGCGAGTCAAGTACTTCGACACCCCGTTCAAGCTGATTCCAATCAGCCAGCTGGCCGACCTGGTCGACAAGCTCTCGCGCAACCAGATCGTTTCGCCCAACGAGATCCGCCCGGTGCTCGGCCTAAAGCCGCGTCCGGAGGCACAGGCGAATGCCCTCGTCAACTCCAACATGCCGCTGGACGATCAGATCACCGGCGATATTCCGGAGGAGGGACCCGACCCCGCCGACGTAGCCGAGGAAGAGCTCGACGCTGAGATGGCGGATCTGGGGATCGATGTCCGATGACACGGGCACCTTATGATCCCAACAAGTACGATCCCGACAAGCGCCGTGAGCGTTATTTGCGGGAACGTGAACTCAAGGGCCGAAAGGCCGTAGTCAAGAGTTCGGGTGGATCCACGTCCGCCGGAACCAAGTCCAACAACATTGGTCGAGGGGTCGCACCAGCTGTTAAGCCGCCGCCCAAGCCTCCCAATCCCGCCGAAGCTCGCGCTCGAATTAGTCGCCTGACCGCCAAGGTGTCAGCTCTTCAGAGCTCACTCACCGAAGCGATGGCGGCTCTTGCCGAGTCCCGGCGCAGCGCTGCCAAGACTGAGAAAGAGAACTCCGATGGCAAGTCCACGGCTTCTGAGAAGCAGGCTTCTCAGGAATACCGGGACAAGAACAAGGAGAAGATCAAGGAGAAGGACCGCGCCGAAGCGAAGAAGGAAAGCTCTTCGTCTTCAAGCGGGGCGTCTTCGTCGTCCTCGTCCACGTCGGTTTCCGACATGAGCGAGAGCGATCTGCAGTCTCGCGTGAATCGCATTCGAGGCCTCTTGACGAGCGCCAAGAAGCAACTCGCTGACGCGAAGAAGGCGGCAGGTTCGGTTGCTCATTCAGACAGCCGGGCATCTGTGCTTATGCATAGGGCCCTTAACGACAGAAAGGAATCCGTCCTCATGACAGACGCGGATTTTGGTGGCTGGGCCACCCGACACGACGTGCAGTGCGCAGACGGGCGGACCATTCTGCCGTCGGCGTTCAAGCACCAGGACGGCGTGACCGTTCCCCTGGTGTACCAGCACGGTCACACCTCGAACGAGGACGTTCTCGGCCACGCCCGGCTCGAGTACCGTCCTGAGGGCGTGTACGCGCACGCCTACTTCAACCAGACCCCCAAGGGTCAGGCGGCGAAGGAGCAGGTCCAGCACGGTGACCTGAAGTTCCTCTCCATCTTCGCCAACGGTCTCCAGGAGAAGGTCAAGGACCTCGCCTCCCAGGCCAAGGACGTCCTTCACGGTTCCATCCGTGAGGTCAGCCTTGTCCTTGCGGGCGCGAATCCCGAGGCCTTCATCGACCACATCGCCTTCGGTCACTCCGAGGACGGCAGTGAAGAGCTCATTGCCGCGGTTCTCGGTTTCGGCATCGAGGTGGACATCAACGATGGCTTCTCGCACACCGAGGGCGACGACGACCGGAACCTCCAGGACATCCTGGACACGCTCAACCCCGAGCAGGAGACGGCCGTCAACTTCCTTCTTTCCCAGGCTCTGACCCACGCCGATGGCGATGGTTCTGCGCTTGGCACTGACGACGCTCAGGTCGCTGACGCCAAGGCCGCTGAGGCCAAGGCTCAGGCTTCTCTGGCTGGCGGGGCTGACGCCTCGGCTGCCGAGGGTGGCGACGCCGCTGAGGGCGACGAGGGTGGCAACAAGAACGCTGACGAAGACGGCACCGCTGGTGCTGGCGACGAGGGCGACAAGAACAACGCCGACGCTGTCGGCGACGGTGACAACACCGACACCGACAACAACGCTGGCGATGACGTCCAGCACGACAACCTCCAGGAGGACAACAGCATGTCGCACAACATCTTCGACGGTCAGACCGGCGGCGCCACGGGCGCTCGTCCCCAGGCCACCCTCGCGCACGGCACCGTGTCGCACCAGCAGGCGTTCGAGGAGATCATCGAGAACGCCAAGGAGGGCAACGGCTCCCTGAAGCACGCCTTCCGCGCCTACGTCAAGGAGCACGGCATGACCGTTCAGGGTCAGCTTGCTCACGCCATCGGCAACATCGACTACCTCTTCCCGGACGCGCAGCTGCTCGAGAACTCGCCGCAGTTCGTCGCCCGCCGGATGGAGTGGGTCACCAAGGTGCTCGGCGGCGTCAACAAGCGTCCGTTCTCGCGCATCAAGACCATCACCGCTGACATCACGGCCGACGAGGCCCGTGCCCGCGGTTACGTCAAGGGCGCCTTCAAGGAGGAGGAGTACTTCTCCCTCTCGAAGCGGACCACCGACCCGCAGACCATCTACAAGAAGCAGCGCCTCGACCGGGACGACGTGGTCGACATCACCACGATCGATGTCATCGCCTGGCTGAAGGCCGAGATGCGCGTCATGCTCGACGAGGAGCTCGCCGGCGCCATCCTGATCGGTGACGGTCGCTCGGCTGGCCACGCGGACAAGATCAAGGCGGAGCACATCCGTCCGATCGCGACCGACGCGGAGCTCTACGCCACGAAGGCGTACGTCAACCTCGACACCGAGGACGGCGTGGAGGCCCTGGTGGACTCGGTCATCGAGAACCGCCAGTTCTACAAGGGCTCGGGCACCCCGACCTTCTTCACCTCCGAGAGCGTGGTCTCCGCGTTCCTCACCGTGAAGGACAACTTCGGTCGTCGCCTCTACTCGGACCTCGCGGCTGTCGCTGCGGTGCTCCGTGTCTCCGAGGTCGTGCCGGTGGAGATCTTCGAGCGCGACCAGAGCCTCATCGGCATCATGGTCAACCTCTCGGACTACGCCCTGGGCATGGACGCCGGCGGTCAGGTCACGATGTTCGATGACTTCAACATCGACTACAACAAGATGATCTACCTGATCGAGACCCGCTGCTCCGGCGCGCTCACCACCCCGAAGGCGGCCATCGTGTTCCGTCGGGTCGCTGCCTCTGCGCAGAAGGTGACCCCGGTCGAGCCGACTCGCGACGGTGACGAGATCACCGTCCCGACCGTGACCGGTGTGACCTACAAGAACGCCGCGACCAACGCGACGCTCACCACCGCGTCCCCGACCCTCCTCGCCGAGGGTGAGTCGCTGTCCGTGGTCGCCACGCCTGACGCTGGCTACTACTTCGGCAACTCCGAGGACGACGAGTGGACCTACACCAACCCCGTCGACGCCTGAGCTGAAGTAGCTCTCAATGGCACGCTTTAGTGGGGCGGTCGGATACGCAACCCGTATTACGACCGCCCCTGGGGTGAAGTCGGACACCGTCGTAGAGCGTAGCTATAAGGGTAGGTATCTCAACCGAACGATTACCGACGCCAGTGATGATCAGGTCAACGTCGACAGAGATCTGTCGAGCCGTATCGAGATTGTCGCTGACGCGTTCATGCGAGATAACTACCGTAACATCAAGTACGTCACGGACGAGGACGGGGTCGATTGGGAAGTGACTTCGCGTCAGCTCAAGCGGCCCCGCCTCGTCCTCAGTACGGGAGGAGTCTACCGTGGAACCAAGCCCAGCTCAACGTAGTGCTCTGCATTACAAGTTGGCTCGTGCGCTAAGGCCAGAGGCAGACATCGATTGGGAGGACCCTGCGGTCTGGGGCGATCCCGACGTCATTCCCGTATATTTCCAGCCCGGTCCCGAGGATGAGATGCCCGTCGAAAAGCTCGTTTACGAGTACGACGGGGAGTACCTTCTAAGGGCCGACAATGGGGCGTACGTGATGTTTGATCGCTACCAGGTCACTTTTGTCCGCCAAGATCCTGACAGTCCCGTCAAGCGGCGACTGAGTGCGATCCAATACAGCTCATTCAGCCGTCACTACGCGACGTCCGGTCTCAACCATGACGTCTACGTGATCTACCACCAGTGAAAGGAATCACTACATGACCAGGCTCGTTTGGGACAAGGTCGGTGAGCGTCGGTACGAGACCGGCGTGAACAAGGGCGTTCTGTACATCCCCAATGTTACCGGGGTGTACAACACGGGCGTCGCTTGGAACGGTCTCACGACCGTCACCGAGTCCCCCAGCGGCGCGGAGGCAACTCCGATCTACGCCGACAACATCAAGTACCTCAACCTGATCTCCGCCGAGGAGTTCGGGGCCACGCTCGAGGCATACATGTGCCCCGACGAGTTCTACCAGTTCGACGGCATCGCCGAGCCTTCTGACGGCGTCTACGTGGGTCAGCAGTCCCGCAAGGCGTTCGGCCTGTCCTACCAGACCCGCGTCGGAAACGACACGGAGGGCTCCGACCTCGGCTACAAGATCCACCTGATCTACGGCGCGACCGCTGCCCCCTCGGAGCGTGCGTACTCGACGATCAACGACTCGCCCGAGGCCATGACGCTGAGCTGGGAGCTGACCACGTCCCCCGTGGACGCCGGCACCGGCCTCAAGCCGACCGCTCAGCTCGTGATCGACTCCACCAAGGTCGACCCGGACGCCCTCGCTGTCCTCGAGGCCGCGCTCTACGGCTCGCCGGGTACCGACCCGCGTCTGCCCCTGCCCGAGGAGGTGCTGGACATGTTCAGCGTCTCGTCTGTCGAGGTGACCACGACCGCGCCGACCTACGACGCCGGCACGGACATCATCACGATCCCGGGCACCACCGGCGTGATCTACTCGATCGACGGCAACGACGTCGCGGCCGGCCCGTTCGGCCCGATCTCGGAGAGCAAGGTTGTCCAGGCGCGTCCCGCCTCTGGCTACCGGTTCTCGGCGGTCTCGGACAACGACTGGACGATCACCTACAGCTGATCGTTCTCAACACGACAAGGAGATTAGGGAATGCTCGACATTATGCTCCATGGGACGGACACGCTTCCGTCTGTCATGCTCTCTTTCGAGCATTCCCTGGTCTCTGTTTCAAAATGGGAGGCGATTACTAAGCGTCCTTTCTTCGGTCACGAAGAAAAGACGGCTGAGGACACAGAGTTGTACTACAAGTGCATGCTCTTGACCGAAGATCCGCCTGCCAATTTCTACGGCCGACTAGTCGGCACCCCACAGTTCCAGGAGATCGCGAATTACATCAACAGCGATCAACACGGAACCCTCTTTCGTGCGGAGGCAGCTCCGCCCAAGAGCAAGCAGGAGATCGTCTCAGCTGAGCTGATCTACTACTGGCTCGTGCAGTTTCAGATTCCCTTCCAGCCTACAGAATCCTGGCACCTGAGCAAGCTCATGGCACTAGTCAAGGTGGCTGGCCTCAAGCAATCCAAGCCCAAGAAGATGAGTCCTCAGGAACGGGCTGCGCAGATGCGCGCCCTGAACGAGCAGCGTCGTCGAGAGACCGGTAGCACCGGCTAGAAAGGGACTTCATGTCACGTATGACTTGGAACGCCCCGGAGCGGCGTTTCTTCGAAACCGGCCTTGACCGGGGTGTGCTCTATCCGAAGAAGACGGTGCCGCAGGGTCCAATCCTTCTCAAGAACCTTTTCCCTTACCCCTCCTTCGAGGCGGGAACAACGACCACTGTGGTGGAGACCAACCTCTTCCCCAATCCTAGCGCTGAATCGGCTGGCGGCTGGAGTAGCAACAATGGAACCAGCTGGACCGTCTCTAGAGACACCGTCAAGAAGCGCTCGGGCACTCAGTCTGCTAAGAGCGTTCTGAATTCTGGTATTGGCGGAGGCTCCATCATGTCGATGTACAACATCGGCGCATACGGCACCACCAACCCCTCAGTTACTGCCGGCACTGTCGTTTCTGGCTCCGCCTGGTTTATGACCACGGCGACCGGCTATAGATGTCGGATCGGAATTCAGTTCTTGGATGCCGCGAGCGCGATCATCGGTACGACCAACTACTCAGCGTTCGTCAACCTGACGCCCGATATCTGGGCAAGGGCTTCGGCCTACAACCTCACAGCGCCTACAGGCACTTCGACGGTGCGGATGGTCGCCGACGTTGTGAAGATCACCGGGAATGCCACCTCAGGCGATGCCGCCTGGATTGACGATGCCTTCCTCACCAACTCGTGGGGTCACGGTGATTACTTCGATGGAAGCACTCCCGCAGGAGACGAGTTCACCTATGATTGGACCGGTACTGCCCACCAATCTTCCTCGAGAAGGATCGCTCCTGCTCCTACGGGGGTGACTGGTGGCGCAGCCTCTGCGATTCAATCTTCCAACTGGTCCTCTTCAGGCACTAAGTCGCTTCGCGTGTACTCGAAGTTTCACAGCGCAGGCTCGGCCTACATCGAATTTGGGAGCTACGTGAGCTGGGGGAAGACGTACACTATGCGTCTCAAGTACCGAGTGCGAGAGCAGCTTGCGTCTGCCCCCACGCTTCTAGCGAACACGTTGAACAACACTCCCAACGTGAGCTTCACGGTCAGCGGACCTTCGGCCGCCCCCGGTGTTTATGAAATGACGTTGACGTTTACTATGCCTGTTTCGGGCGGTGGACAGAAGTACGTGAGATTCATGAACAACAACGCCAACGGGGCTTCAGTCTGGGTCGACGATGTCATCCTTGTCGAGGGAGACGAGATTCCTGAGTTCTTCAGTGGCGACACGTTGGACACTGGAGCTGCGACCTACGAATGGCTCGGGACAGCGAATGCCTCGGAATCGATCCAGCGCGAAATTCTCACCTGGGCCGTCCCCTGGGATGGTCTGACGAGTGTAGAGGAGTCGGGAGGCGAAGCGGCTAAGGCGTACTACGTCGACGGTCGTCCATTCCTCTTTCTCCCCATTCCCAAGGAGTACAAGTCAACTCTAAACGCATACACATATCCTGACGCCTTCTCAGAGATCATGGGTCTCTTGGAGGTCACGGATGGCATGTACCTGGACTCTCAGCCTGGTGCAGCGTTTGACTTGTCGTATCGAACGCTGATCGGCAATGCTGCTCAGGGAGCAGATCACGGGTACAAGATCCACCTCGTCTACAACGCCACGGTGACGCCCGGCGGTCTCAACTACGAGACTCTGTCGGACTCGATCAACCCGTCGACGATGTCGTGGGAGATCCAGGCAGTGCCCGTTCGCGTCGAAGGCTTCAGACCGACGGCGCACATCGTCATCGACACGCGACACATGGACCCGAACAAGATCGCGGCTATCGAGGAGCTCCTATACGGCTCCGACAATCAGGTCGCCGGGATGCCAGCTCCCCAGCTGGTGTTCGATATTCTCAACTACGGAGACACGATCATCGTGACGGACAACGGCGATGGCACCTTCGATGTTGAGGGCTCCTACGAGAACGTGTACATGATCAGCGAAGGCGAGTTCCGGATCGACAATGTCGACGGACAAGACAACGGCGATGGCACGTTCACCATCTCCACCACTGAAGGCTAGAAAGGAGACGATGTGGCTACTGTCACTGGTGTAACCCTGCAGAAGATGCAGGAGATCAAGAACGACACCATCATCTCCGCCCGTGTGGAGAATGGCATTCTGTATTTCAAGAAGGGGGATGATCTGACCGAATTCAACGTCGGTAAGATCATCCTGCCTGCCATCGACGCTTGGCCCGTTGGGTCTATCTTCATGAGCGTCAGCCCAACCAACCCCAAGATCTTACTGGGCGTTTCTTCGGAGTCGCCTGTCACTTGGGTTCGCTGGGGTCAGGGCCGAATGCCCATATCGCTGGACTCGTCCAACACGCGATTCGATACAGTCGAGGAGGTTGGCGGCGCGCAGAGCGTGACGCTTGGTCTCAACGAGATTCCCAGCCACAATCACGGCGGCAATACGGGTTACCAATCTCACGACCACTCTCACGGCGGATACACGTCGATCGATGGATCTCACTCTCACAACTACTTCGCTCCGGCTGTTGATCAGGGCGCGGTGGGTGGATCGAGCATCTACAGGTCTCGCGTTGCCACCGTAACTGACGCCCAAGGTGCTCACCAGCACTCGGTCCAGACGTACGGCGTCGACACCAACCACTACCACAGCATCACCGCCCAGGGCGGCGGCGCTGCCCACGAGAACATGCCTCCGTACATCACGGTGTACATGTGGAAGCGAACCGTCTGATCTAAGAAAGGGTGAGGACATGGACGTATCGTTCACGACCTCCGGGTCTTTCAACAAGACCAGTTCCTTTCTTATGGCCATGCAGAACATTGATGGCGATATTCGTCGCTTCTGTGAAGCTGCTGGCTCACGTGGTGTTGCGGCACTCGCCGCAGCAACGCCGGTGGACTCGGGTCTCACAGCCGCTTCTTGGGGCTATGAGGTCGAGTCCTCCGGCGACACCACGACCATCACATGGACTAATAGTAACAACATCAATGGCGTCAACATCGCCATCATTCTTCAGTACGGTCACGGTACCGGCACTGGGGGTTGGGTGACCGGGCAGGACTACATCATGCCCGCCATCAAACCCATTTTTGACTCAATCGCTGACGACGTCTGGAAGAAGGTGACAACCGCATGAGCAGTGTCGACGACCGTATCGTCAACATGCAGTTCAACAACAAGCAGTTCACCCAGGGCGTCCAGCAGTCTCAGCGGGACCTCACCGGGCTGGACAAGACCCTTGCCAACGCCGGCAAGGCGTCCGGCCTCGGAAAGATGGGAGATGCTGCTACGCAGGTCTCCACCAAGTTCTCCGCCATGCAGGTCGCAGGTGTTACCGCGATCGCCACGATTGCCAACAAGGCGACTTTGGCCGCAGGCGCCATGATCAAGAAGCTCACCATCCAACCCATCATTGACGGGTTCAAGGAGTACACGACCAACCTGGAGTCGATCCAGACGATTATGGCCAACACTGGCAAGGACGTCGACACGGTCAACAAGTACCTCGCAGAGCTCAACAAGTACTCAGACCAGACCATCTACAACTTCTCGCAGATGGCCAAGAACATCGGTACCTTCACCGCGGCCGGTGTCGAACTCGACACAGCTACTTCCGCGATCAAGGGTATCTCCAACCTTGCGGCTCTTTCGGGCTCGAACTCGCAACAGGCTTCCACGGCTATGTACCAGCTGTCCCAGGCCATCGCCGCCGGTAAGGTGGGTCTGATGGACTGGAACTCGGTGGTCAACGCGGGTATGGGTGGTAAGGTGTTCAAGAATGCGCTGGCCCAGACCGCTGTCGCCATGGGCGACCTCAGCACAAACGCTGTGAAGGTTGGAACTGACGTCGAGATCATGGGCAACAGCTTCCGAGAGTCGATCATGGCAAAGCCCGGGCAGGAGTCCTGGCTTTCGTCCGATGTTCTGGTGACTACTCTTTCGATGCTTGACGGTCGGTTCTCCAAGACCGCGCTGGCTGCTGACGGTTACGTCACGAAGCAGCAGCAGGCAAAGAAGATCGACGAAGAGCGCCTCGCGCTCGCCAAGCAGGGCGTCAAGTTCTCCGACAAGGAGTTCGACGCCATGGTCGAGAAGGCAGATGCTGCATATTCTGCCGCCACTCAGATCAAGACTGCTACGCAGCTGATGCAGGTCGTCCAGGAGTCGATTGGCTCCATGTGGGCCAATGCCTTCCAGATCGTCCTAGGTGACTTCGAGCAGTCGAAGGAGCTGTGGGGCAACGTCGGAGACGTCGTTATGGGCATTATCGACAGCATTAGCGAGCGCTTCCTCGGCGCCCTTCGCATTTGGGAGGAGCGCGGTGGCCGCATGAAGGTCATCGAGGGGCTCTCCAACATCTTCGGTGGTCTCGTCGACATCATGAAGGCGGTCGCTAAGGGTTTCGATCGGGCTTTCCCGGACAACAACGTTTCTCTGCTCAACCGAATGTCAAAGGCGTTCTTCGCTTTTAGCAAGGCGCTTGTGCCCAGCAAGGACACCCTGAAGGACATTGCCACCGTTGCGGAAGGCGTGTTCTCTATTCTTCACTTCGGCTTTACCTTGGTGAAGGGTGTGGTCAAGGGGCTGTCTGCATTCTTTGGCGCGCTTTTCGGTGCGACCGACGGCGCTCGTGGTGGCATTCTGGACATCGCAGCTTCGATCGCTGAAGTCGTCATCGCTTTCGAAGGATGGCTGACCTCCGGCAGTAAGATCACTCGCTTCCTCAAGGGGATCGGTCAGGTTGCTGGGGGCGCTCTCGCGCCGATCGTGAGCATTATCGGCAGCATCATCTCTGCCATTGGAGCTATCGCCACAGGCAACACCGGCAAGCTCATTGGCATCGTTCACGATATTCGCAATACCTTCCTTGGGATGATCGAGGCTGTTCTCAATGGACTGGCTTCGATCACTGCACCTATTGGGGTCGTCTCTGACTTCTTCAGTGGGCTGGCGGGTAGCGTTGGAAGCCTCAAGACCACTATGGGTGACTTCTACCGAGACCTCAACTCGCAGGGCGGCTCCGCGCCGACTCCGTTGGTCAACGGACTTCAGAACATCCGCGACGCTGTTTCTACAATCGGTGACGCGTTCCGTAACGGTTTCGATGGTGTGAGCGATCTGTTCAGCACCCTCGGCGGACAGGCCTCTAAGGCTGGCGACGCTATGGGGAGCGGTCTGCAGACCTCGTTCAGCAAGACTGCAGATGCTGCGGGAATAGTCAAGGACAAGACTGCAGGTATCTACGACTCGGTGACGGGCGCAGGTGCCGCGGCGGCCACGACTAGCATGGGTGCTGTTGCTGGTGGAGCTGAGAAGGCCGGGTCTGTCTTTGAGACGGTCGGCAACATCTTCCAGACCATCGGTGGCGCGATCAAGGGGGCTTTCGAGGGGATGGTTAACGCTATCTCCAACATCCCATTCCCTGACGACGCGCTCGAGTGGGCCACGGTCCTCAACGCTCTTATTTCAGGAGCCCTCATCAAGAAGCTCTTCTTCTCGAAGGGCGTGCTTGGTGAGCTCAAGGATGCTATTGAGACCATTGGCAAGGCTGCTACGAAGTCTTTCGATCAGCTCACTGACACGCTCAAGACCATGCAGGGAGCCATTAAGGCTGAGATGATCAAGAACATCGCTATCGCGGTGGCTCTTCTTGTCGCTTCGCTGGTGATCCTTAGCTACATCCCAACAGAGAAGCTTGCCGCTGGTCTCGGTGCGCTGTCAGCAGTGATGTTGATGGCCGGCGCGATGATGCAGGTGATGATGTCGGGTCTGAAGAAGATCCCGGTCAAGGACCTGGTCAAGTACGGCGTGGGCTTCACCCTCGTCGGCGTCGGAATGATGGCTATGGCTACGGCTGTGCTTATTCTGACGGCTGCGGTTGCAGCACTGGCGTTCATTCCGTTCGACAAGCTCAAGCAGGGCCTCGGCGCTGTCGCAATTCTCATGGGCATCATGACCGCCTCACTGCTTCTTCTGAGTGGACAAGGCGCGAAGGTGGCTGCTGTTGGTGCTGCAATGGCTCTGATGGCGGTTGCTATCGATACCATGGTCTTGGCTGTGGTGGCGTTGGGACTGCTCCCGTTCGACAAGCTTGAGCAGGGTCTCGGTGCTGTAGCTATTGGCATCGGCATCATGACTGCTTCTCTGCTGCTTCTTTCTGGCAACTCAACCAAGGTTCTGGCTGCTGGTGGCGCGATGGTCCTCATGGCCACTGCGCTGGACATCTTGATCCCGTTGATCGTGACCATGGGTCTTCTCCCGTGGGACGTCGTTAAGCAGGGTCTGATTGCTGTAGGCATTGGTCTCGGCATGATGACTCTGGCTCTGCTTCTGCTTGCTGGAGGTGGGCCCGCTATCTTGGCGGCTGGTGCGGCGATGCTCATGATTGCCACTTCGCTCAACATTCTCATCCCGCTCATTGTGACGCTCGGCCTCCTTCCATGGGAGGTCGTCAAGCAGGGTCTTACAGCGGTCGCTATTGGTCTCGGCATCCTTGTGGTGGCGGGATACTTGGCAATCGGCGCTGCGCCAGGTCTTCAGGCTCTGGCGATTGTGATTCTGGCAATGGGTGCAGCAATGCTCATGGCCGGAACTGGAATGGCTCTGTTCGCAGGAGGTCTCGCAGTTCTTGTTGCCGTCGGCGTCGCCGCTATTGCCATCATGGTGCTAGCGATCGAGGCGTTTATTGCGCTGCTGCCGTCTATCGCAATTCAGATTGCAGCGGCTTTTGTGGCGTTCCTTCAGGCCCTCGCGATGGCTTCACCCAAGATCCGAAAGGCGATGGGTGAGATCTTCGGCAACATGCTGGGGGTCATCGACGACAATGCTCCCAAGATCGCGAAAACTCTCGAGAAGCTGGTCAAGTTGGGGCTCGACACCATCGTCAAGATGCAGGGCCACTTCGTTGAGGCCGGCTATGCGCTCATCATGGGCTTCCTTGACGGAATTGAGCAGAAGTTCCCCAACATCGTCGAGAAGGCTACGAATGCTGCTATCGCGTTCATCAATGCGCTCGGCGACAACGCTGTCAAGTTTGCGAACGCTGGCGCAGATGCTCTGATCAAGATCCTGAACGGTTTCGAAGACGCGGTTCGCACCAAGGGACCGCAGATTCGAGGTGCTGTGAAGGGTCTGGCTGACGCTTTGAAGGACGAGTTCGTTGCGCTCACGCGTGACATCTTTACCTCGATCCCGATGCCGTCCCTCCCTGAGTGGATCAAGAATCCCACTAGCATTCTTCCTGGGATGCGAACGACAGCTAAGGGCGGGAACTCGATCCGACTCGAGTACGACGTCAACGCCCGCTCGGGTCAGACGCTGGCTCAGCAGCTCAAGACGGCTTTGACCGAGGCTGGCGATTCTGTCGCCACTGCGATCAAGGGTGCTATTGCGCTCTTGACGAATAGCGATGGGACGACTCCAAAGTCGGCCCAGCTCAGTCAGGGTTCAAAGGCTGCTCAGGCCGAAGCCGTCAAGCAAAGCACAACTGCTAAGTACCTGGACAAGGCTGCTACCAAGGCCGAAGAAAGGGTCCAGAAGCAGCGCGAGAAGGCCGAGAAGATCAAAGACAAGGCTAAGCGCAAGAAGGAGCTGGCGGAGATCCGTAAGGGATCTGCTGCAAAGGCAAAGACTCTTAGGACTGGTGCCGACAAGGCGGCTCGCGCCGCTGAGAAGGCTCAGGCCAAGGCTGATGAACAGGCGGCTGCCGCACAGCAGGAGATGACCTTCGAGGCCGCTATGCGGCAGAAGGATTTCCGCGCTGCCGGCGATGTCCGTAGTCAGCAGGGTCAAGACCTTGCGGACAAGTCAGCTGCTCTGTTGGCTAAGTCTCAAGCCCAGAAGGCCGAAGCCGATCGATTGGCCGCAAAGGGCGACAAGGCTGGGGCGAAGAAGCTCCGCCAAGAAGCTCTGGCGAACGCGAAACTTGCGAAGGAAATTGCTGAGGACGCGTACGAGATGCAGCAAGATGCTGTCCAGCTGTACGCCGACGCTCGTGCCGAAGCTGCGAAGGCAGTTAGAGCACGAATCGCCGATGTCCGAGCCGAGATGGCGGAGCGAGATGCTGAGCGTGCATGGCAAGAGAAGTTCGACGCTCTCGACGGCAACGCCGCGGCTCAGGCCGAAATGCTCAATCAGCGAGCCACTGAGAACGAGGCGAAGGCTGCAGCAGCCCGAGCCGCGATGGAAGCGGCCCTAGCAGAGGCTGAGCGCCTTGCCGACACCGACGCCGAGGCCGCGATGGCTCAGCTCGATGAGGCGGAGCGTCAGGCTCAGCTCGCCAACCAGGCGGCTGACTCTGCAGAGCAAGATCGCAAGGCTGCCGAACAACTCCTGGAGCAGCAGCAGACCGCTGCTGCCAACGGCACGACGACCTCTGGGGCGCAGATTACCCCAAGTCGTACCGCGCTCGAAGATGCTGCGAATGCTGTCGATCGTTACACAACGTCGATGCAGCAGGCGGAAGAGATGGCCGGAGCTGGCTCATCCACCACGCAGTTCATCCAAAACAACTACTCGCCGGAAGCCCTCTCGGCTTCCCAGCTCTACCGACAAGGCAAGAACCTTGTCGCTGCCGCCGAGATCAAAATGGCAGGAAGTTCGGGCTAACTCTTAGGAAAGGAGACCAATTTGCTCACTCAAATCGACGTGGTGTACTCAGTCCCTCTGGACACTTGGGTCGCCACAACGACCTATCAGATTGGTCAGCAAGTCCTGGACCCGGATTACGGTCAGGTGTACGAGGCTAAGGTGGTCACCACCAACCAGACTCCGAGGACGAACCCCGCCTCTTGGACGTTGCTTGGTGACCAGTGGGCGAAGAACGTGCCCTCCACCAAGTCTGTCTCGCTCGCCCTCCCCATCCTTGGGGTGAATCTCACCGAGAGTCTTCTCCTGAGGGAAGTGACCGGCCTTAACCCGCCGGCCATCGACCTCTTCATCGGAGAGTACGCTCGGGACGGCGGCTTCTACGGAGGACGCCGGGTTGGGCAAAGGAACGTCGTGCTTACGATCGACCTGAACCCCAACCCGGCCCTCGGGGAAAGCACCCAGGGGCTTCGAGAGCTCCTCTACCGAATCTTCATCGATCCCGCTGTGCGGGAAGACCACCTTCAGCTACTTCTTCACGACGAGGACGGAGGCGAGCGCAGTCTTTACGGCTACGTCGACACCTTCGAGACCGAACTGTTCACCACGGAGACCGTGGCGCAGATCTCAATCGTGTGCCCCGACCCCTACATCGTCGATGCTGTGGAGACCGAGCTGCGTAGTCCTACGGGTACGTGGCTTGTCGTGCCGTTCGCCTATGAAGGTACGGCTGAAACCGGTCTTGAGACCGAGATCTACATTTCGGCCGACCACGGCAAGCTGAACATCAACAACAACGGTTTTGTCATGTCGCTGACTCATTCCTTCCTGGTCAACGACGTCGTCTACGTGAACACCCGACGCGGCGAGCGCCAGATCCGGCTCGCGTCGCTGACGAACGTCAATGCAATGCGGACCGCGAACCCCAGTCTGACCACCAAGCAGATCTGGGAGAAGTTGGTTGAAGCCGGGCAGACCACCTCTCTGCTCTCCAAGCTTTCGCTGACATCGCCTTGGCTCGAGCTTCACGATCCGAACAACAAGCTGCGCGTCTACGGCACCACCTTCACCGACTCGGTGGCAGGTATTAAGTCTCTGACGTTCCGTCCGACCTTCTGGGGTGTGTGATGGAGTTCCAGAAGCTCAACAGTGTCTTTCAGCCGACCGAAGTCATCGACGACAACCAGTACGAAAGTCTGATCTGGACCGAGCGCTACTCCGCAGCCGGAGACTTCCAGTTGGTCTCGGCCAATATTTCAAAGTGCATGCAACTGATGCCTCTGGAATCCTATGTGTCCATCAAGGAAAGCACTGTGCCCATGATCGTGGAGTCTCACAAGATCGTGAAGCAAAAGAACTCGGTCCCCAAGATCGAGATCAAGGGGCGTTCCTTCGAGTCTGTTCTCGAGCGTCGGGGTAGCGTGTTTACCATGCCTTCAGGAAGCGCTCGACCGGCAGCTACTTTCACGATGACCAAGTCTTCTGATGCGGCCTATTGGACCCTTCGCTATATTCTTGGCGACTCGGTCAGGTCTGTCGGTGGGACGAGCCTAGGTGCTCTGTCCCCGATCATCTCACCTCTCGACGCCATACCGGAGATCAACCTCCTTCCTCCGGCAGATCTTGCCGTGAACAGTGCCCCGGCGTGGAACTCCTCCACGACGTACGCTGCTGGGACACAGGTCTCCAGACTCATAGGCTCAGACACCTACATCTACAAGGCTGTGTCGACCAACACCAACGTCGATCCTGGGGTGGGCACACCTTCTCAGTGGACCAATCTTGGCAAGTTGATCACGATCGACATCAAGGCTGGAAACATGTACTCGACGGTTATGGAGCTTCTCCAGTCCAACCATCATGGAATCAAAGCTGTTCGTCCGCCAAATGGTGGTACGAAGACTACGGTTGACATAGAGATCTACAACGGTGCCGACCTGACGACGTCCACGGTGTTTGATGCGAAGTTCGACCAGTTTGATGACGCGACATATTTGCTCAGCGCACAAGGGAGCACGAACATCGCGTACGTCTACGGTGGAGGCACTGGCGCTCCTGCGGGTGGAACGATCGTGCGAAAGAACACGGCTGGCGCAGAGGTCTCAGGCTTGGCTCGACGCGTACTGGTCGTGGATGAAATGTCCGACGCGACTCTGAACACAACAGCTATCCGTACCTCTCGAGGCCTCGTCGAGCTGTACAAGAACAACGCTATTGCGATATTTGACGGCGAACTTGCTAGGCAGGTGGCCGACATGTACAACAAGAACGTGAACTCCGGCGGCTACAGCCTCGGAGACATTGTCCAGTTCAACGGCGATTACGGTCTCTCGAGAAAGGTTCGCGTCGTCGAGTTCATCCGAACTTTCGATGCGACCGGAGAATCGGCCTACCCGGCCTTCGAGGTGATTGAAGAATGAAGCGAGTGAGATACTTCGCAACCGGCCTTTGGGTCGACAAGCATTTCTCACAATGGCTTACCACCATTGTGATCATGATCCACGTAGGTCTTGCAATGGTGGTGGTCGTCGGCGGCGTGGAACGGTTCTCAATTCCGTCCTACAATCCGCTAATCGACTACTCCATGGGAAACACATGGATCTGGGGCCTATGGATTGGCGTTTCCGCCGTTCTCATGGCAACCCCGTTCAGGTGGCCAAGCATTATCGGTCTCTGGATCGGAATGGTTTGGCACGTAGTCTGGATGGCCTGCTTCACGATCGCGGCGATCAACTACAGCGTCGCCGCGACTACGCCGATCCCTATGTATGGGGGGCTGGCTTTGATCTGCACCGCTCTGCTGACAGCGAGGGTGATAGAGAACAACGAGAGGTGAAACATGGCCCTTGATCCTAACGTCCAGGTTGCTCTCGTCAGTGTCTTTGCTACAACGATCACCACTCTCGGGGTCATCGCAGTTGCTGTGATCAACAATCGCAAGGAACGAGCGAAAGCGGCAGACGCTGGGGTCGAGGCCGGTCTTGACGAGAAGGATGTGCTAGCGCGCATTCTAACGCTTCACTCAGAAAAGGACGAGCTCCAAAAGAACCTCGCGGCCGTGACTACTGAACGAGATCAACTGAAGGACGAAGTCCACAACCTCAAGGCCCAGCTGTCGAGAGACGGTCCTGGTCTTGACGAAACCGACCCGAATGGAGGTGCGGATGTCTGATAAACCAATTGAAGAGATGAAGGCCGAGTCGGCCGAAAGTGCCAAGGATCCGAAGACCCGACGGATCCTTGTTGTGCTGGTGATTCTCTGGCTGGTGACTCTGGCGGCCCTCGTCGGGTTCGCTTTCAAGTCCTACTTCGACGAGAAGGCGGACAAACTCACGCTGGCTCAAGAACTGACGGCTGCTTGCGAGAGCGGAAGTTTCGGACCGGGTTTCGACTCGGACGATGAGAAGCGTCTGTGTGAGAATGCGCAGAAGGTGATCGACAACGAGCCGATACCTGGAGCAGATGGTCCTCCTGGACCTCAGGGTCCGCCTGGAGCAACCGGACTACAGGGACCTCGTGGATTCACGGGTCCTCAAGGACCTCCTGGTCTACGCGGGCCTCGAGGCTTCGATGGCGCTACTGGGCTACCTGGCCTTGACGGTCAAAATGGTAGTGATGGAAGCGACGGAGTCGATGGCGTTGACGGTGCCGACGGAGCAAATGGAACAAACGGCGCCGACGGTCTTCCTGGGGAAGACGGTCAGGATGGAGCTCGAGGGCCTGAAGGCCCCGCTGGCCCTGAAGGCCCGCAAGGACCTGAAGGCCCCATGGGCCCAATTGGTCCGATGGGACCTGCCGGCGTCATCAACATCACGTCCGTTGGTTGCGAAGGCCCTGTGATTCAGAGCCTGGTCCCATCCTACGACCCCGCCACGCAGACGATAATCATCACCTGCAACGGGGGATGACATGTCGGTCCTGGACTGGTGGCGACTTCTCTACGCCGCCGTCTCAGCAACGATCTTCGTCTTCGTAGTAATCCGATTCAAGCGGATGCTCCCCGGGATGGAAAAGCGCCAGCTTTACTGGGCCTTAGCCATCTCGGGGTTCATCCTCTCGACCGTTATCTCTTCGTTGGAGTCCATATACTTCAACGACCATCTTTCGGTCCGAACTCCGCTCTTCATGGCGTGTTGCTTTTGGTGTGTCTTAGGACTCGTCGAAGAACACAACAGGGATGACGACGATCAACACGGAGTTTGACAAGGACCAATCCTCGATCTGGAAGGATCTTCAAGTGACACTTTCGACCAAGTACTACGACCTTGGACAGTGGCTCATCCGAGTCTTCGTCCCCGCTTTCATCGCCCTCTACATGGGTCTCGATGCTCTCGTCAACCTCCCCAAGGAGAACGAGGTCACCGGTGCTCTGGCGCTAGTCGCCACTTTCGTCGGAGTTCTGCTCGCCTCGAGCTCGCGGAACTTCAAGAAGAACAACGAGATCGACGGCGGCCTGATTTTCCAGCAGGGAATCGACCCTGAGACCGGAATCTCGGGCCTCGGATTCTTCGTCAACAAGATCCCCAACGAGCTGCTGAACAACAAGACCGTGACCTTCAAGGTTCGTCAGCCTCCGGCGGAGATCGTGCAGGAGCATTACCCGCACGGCCTCCCGGGCGTACCGACTCCGGCTGCCGCACTTGGCGCTGCTCCGGTCGACCCCGCGGCCGCGGCCAACGTCCCCATCGAGGGCGTCCCGCAGGCAACGACCCCGCCTTGGGACAGGACGTCGGAGCACTGAGCTTCCTCGGCTAGTGATCGCGCAGTAAACACGTACTGTAATGAGTACCTAACCACTAGCCGAAAGGTTCAGCCCATGTCCGAAAGCCCTCAGCTCTTCGAGGCCAAGTTCAACACGATTCTCGCCCAGCTCCCCGACGACCTCACCGACGAGAGCGCCCAGCACGCCATGAAGGCGTTCGAAACCTTCTCGAAGACCCGCCCGCCCGAGCCCGAGCCCGAGATCCTCCCCGACCCCGTCCCTACGACGCGGCTGGGGAAGATCCGGGCCGGGATCGCGACGGCGCTGGACAACGAGACGACTCGAACCGTCATCAAGGCAGCTGGCGCTTTCGCTGGTGTCGCCTACGTGACCCACGCGACCATCAAGAAGGACCACATCCTCGAGCGCCAGGCCCTCGCCCAGGCCAACGCCAACCAGCCCCGGTAGTACCAAAAGAGGTCCCCTGTATCGCATTCGATACAGGGGATTCTCTTTTTTTCGCGGGGGGAATCTTCTGAAAACCAAACCGGGTCTCGCGGCGAAAACAACGGTTGTAATGAGATCACTCAACCCACCAACTTAGGAGAAATTTCATGTCCAAGACCAACACGTCCCCCAGCCTGCTCGCCGTTGTGTTCCACACCTTCATGGTGCTGATCACCGGCGGCTTCTGGCTCGTGCCCCTCGGCATCTACTTCGCCCTCAAGTACTTCAACAACAAGTGACCCGAACAGAAGTCTAGCCCCCAAAGCTACGACTTCTGTTTTTGCCTCGCGGCGAAAACAACGCTTGTAATGACAACCATCAGTTTCACCCAAACAAGGAGATCAACATGAAGAAGATCGTCATCGCCGTCCTCACCCTGGTCGGCCTCGCCGCTCTCATCGCGTTCGTCGCCAAGCACCTCTCCGACGACTGATCCGTCAAAGCGAAAGCCAATGCCTCCCCCGCATTGGCTTTCGCTTTGCTTCTATATTTCAGGAGATTTCCATGCACTACGTCATTACCGAGTTCAACACCGACGAGAACAACAAGTGGGTTTACGACGAGCGAATCCTTCAGGGCGATCCCCTTCCCATGGCAATCTTCGGGCCCTTCGACGACTACGATGTCGCCATGAAGTACGCCGAGGATTTCATGCCAGACGACACGGACGTCCACGATGTCTTCGTCGTCACTGGCGAGCCGGAACCAACCTGGACCGTGATCAACGACCCCAAGAAGTACCCCGGCGGGATGAAGCGGAGGGACTAACTCGCGGCAAAAGCAACGACTATAATGAGAAGAAGCTAGTAGTCTAGCCCGTTTATCTCGACATTAGCAACACGTCACAATGTCGTTTGGAACGGCTTCTCTTTTTCTCTCACTCAGGAAGGGGGACTCACATGTTTGACCGACTCACGAAGAAGATCATCGCAGCCGTGGTGATCGTTGTCGTCACCGACAAGATGCGTAACTGGGCCAAGAAGAAGTGAGCCCCCTCGCATCGCATGCAACCAAGCACCAACACAACAAGCTCAAGGAGCACTGAATGTCCAAGTTCAACATCTCTCGCAGCATGAAGACGGTCAAGTCCGTCGTGACTGCCAATTCGCCGGTGCTTCTGCTCGGCACCTCGATCGCCGGCGTCATCACCACGGCCGTCGTCTCCGCGCGTGCAGGTTACAAGGCTCGCGGAATCGTCGATGCCAAGCAGGCCGAACAGCCGGACGTGCCGCTCTCCAACAAGGAGAAGGCGCAGCTGACCTGGCTGTGCTACGCCGTCCCCGGCGTCACCGCCGCGTCGACCATCGCCGCGACGACCGGTCTGCACGTTGTGCACTCCAAGAAGAACGCCGCTCTTGCCGGCCTGTACGCGCTCAGCATGAACAAGCTGGACGATGTGCAGGAGGAGGCCGAGAAGCTCCTGGGAGCCAAGAAGTCCCAGCAGCTGAACGACAACGTCGCCCAGAGGAACATCGACCGGCACCCGGACGGCTACGCCGATCCGGTTCCGACCGGAGGTGGTACCGATCTCTGGTACGACGCCTGGACCGACAGGTTCTTCTACAGCTCGATGAACGAGATCGCCAGGGGCGTGAACGAAGCGAACGCGTTCCTGCTGTCCGAGGGAGACCTCGATCTCAACACGTTCTACGACAAGATCGGCCTCAACCCGATCCCGTCCGGGACCGAGATGGGCTGGTCCGGCGAGCCGATCAACGTGACCTACGGGTCCGTACTGCACCCCGATGGGCGGTCTGCCGGGTCCATCACGTTTCGCGACGAGCCCCAGCTGGACATGGGCCGCAAGAAGTAGCCGCGACTCCTGGCCGGAAGGCTGGGCGCTGCTGCGTGAGTCAGGCGATGCCTGCATGTTCTGAGGGCGGGGGCTGTCCAGCTGGCAGCCCCCGTCACTCGGGATCCACAACAACCCTTCTATATTCCAACCAAGGAGTATGACAATGTGCAATGACGTTCAGACCTATCTGGTTCGCGAAGAGTGGACCGGACGCTACTTCATCTCGAACCACGATGCGATCATGCGTGCCGTGCACGAGACCAACGGCTACCTCTTTGGTGAGGGGGACGTCGATCTGAACACCTTCTACGACCAGCTCGGTCTTGAGCCGATTCCCATGGGGACGGACTGGGGCTGGTCGGGAGACCGCATCAACGTCGTCATCGGTTCTGCCATCGCGGGTCCTGGTGCTCCGCCGAACATGGTGGGCGTCCCGTGCATGACGCTGTCGTTCCGGAACGAGCCGAAGCCGTCGTTCGGGGCGCGCTGATGGACCAAGCAACGATCGTCGTCGATATTCCGTCGAAGGTCAATGTGACTTTCGACGAGATGTCGACGAGCTTCATGCAAGACCCTGAGTACAACCGGCTGTTCCTCTTGAGTGTTCAGAACCACATGAATGAACTCTTGAAGATCAGAGGGTATGTCTTCGTCAATGAGGCGCTCGATAACCTCGGTCTACCTCGCACACGAGACGGCCAGCTTCTCGGTTGGAGTGGAGGGTACGTCGACTTCGGGTTATTCGACATGCCTTTCGGGGCCGGCGAGCCTGTCGGTCTCTCGCTCAACATCGATGGCGTCATCCTCGACGCCCTTCGTTAACCATCCGCTCATAGAGAGTAAACAACATGAATGACAACGACAACACAGTACCTGTCCGGTTCTACGCCGACTGGCAGATGCTGACGTTCGACGAACACCTCAACCCGAGCGACCACATGCACGCTCTGTTCTCGCCCGACACGCAGGACATGGTTCAGAACTTCGAGGTCGTTCGGGCCGCCGGTCACGGGGGTCTCTTCTACGTCTTCTTCACGGGCATCATGCTGCTCGACGTCGAAGAGGTACTCGATCGTCCGAAACCGAAGAAGCGGGTCAAGCTCGTACTCGACGAGATCGTGTGCGACACGGACGTGAAGGTGCGTTGGATCGAACGCTCGTTCTAGCCTCGCGGCAAAAACAACGGCTGTAATGAGATCATTCATCCAACTTCCTACCAAGGAGAAATCATGACCGACCAGAACAACACCAACGCCACCGCCGAGACCCAGTCCACGGAGGAGCCGAAGGTGGTGCAGCTCACCCGCTGGCAGCAGTTCACGCTCGACCACCCCCGCCTGTCCAAGGGCCTCGCCATCGGCGGGGTCGTTGGAACGGTCGCCGGTGCGTCGCTCGCCGTGAACACCGTCCGCAAGAACAAGCACCACATCGAAGCCGCCCACGACCACCTCGCGCTGGCCGCTGGCGAGTTCAGCGAGGCCGTGTCCCCCACCTCGGAGCACACGGACGCCTGATCCACCACGTTCCTAACCCAATGCCCACCAAGCATTGGGTTAGGATCTGCTTCGCCCAGTCCTTTCCCGGGTTTTAGTCTGGACGACGCCCTTCTACTGCATGCTTTCCATCGAAGCATACATACATCCATTGCAGAAGATCGGTTTCACAATGACAAACATCCAGAAGGAAGCACAACGCGACGCGTTCGAGTTCGCTCGCGCGCAGATGTTCTATGGTGAGGGCGCGGGTAACCGACGCAAGCTCATCGGCGCTACGGTCGAGACCAAGATTGCTCGGAGGCCCGGCTACGCCGCGGCATTCCAAAGGGCCTTGGCCGTTCAGGACATGGCTGCTCATGCCGATGGCGCTCGAAAGGAGCGCAAGCGCAAGAACATGACCAAGGCGTTCAACAAGAACGCACGTGCCGTGGCCGCAGGGCAATACACGGGCGTGAACGCCACAGTCATCCTTCTCGGGACCGCCGCATACATTGCCCACAGGACGGGCTACGACGAGGTGGTGATTCGAAAGGTGAAGAGCCAATACCACACGCTGAGGGAAAAGCACCTTGCCCGAAGTGCTGTGCAAAAGGTCGACGCCACGATCCACCGCATCACCGACTACATGTGACGGCATCAAGCGGCTGACCCACGAACCTCATACTCGTGGGTCAGCCGTTACTCACTTTCTGCGTGACAACTAGTCAAAATGGGAGCAAAACATGTACACAGATGATCCGACCAAGGTTTACGGTCGCATCGAGATCGAGGTTGAGCTGTCGGAGCTGTCCACAAACGGCACCATGCTCGACCTTCTTGGTCTCTCTTCCTCGGTGCGCGAGCACCTCGAGTCTCTCCCCATGACGGGTCCGCAGATGCGGGTCCTCAACGTCGCCCCGGTCACCAAGCAGTGGGAGGTCGACGCGCAACTCCGCAACGCCATCCCTTGGTCCGACCCCACCGAGAACGAGGTACCTCAATGATCGACTTCCTCACCGGCGCCGTCACCGGCGTTTTCACGCTACTCGTCATCCAGCATGCACTCGCCATCGCTCGTGAGAACAAGACCGTCGACGAGCTCCTCGAAGAGCACGGAACGGAGGAGTGGGCGTTGCAACGCTTCTCCGACATCCTTCTCTACGACTGCCCCGAGGGCCACGCTGATTCAGGTGAGCTCTGCAACACCAGTCCCAATGGACTTTGGGTTTGTCTTGAGCGTATCAAGTACGCCCAAGAGATGGAAGAGCCGCTCTACGACTTCGAACTCTCGCACAACGAGACTCCCGACGAGCCTGGTGTGTGGGCCGAGGTCGAGATCCAGAACGACTGCGGCTACGGCTGCAAGATCTACGAACACATGCGAACGGGCCGTCGGGCCCTGATGCACAACTCTGCCTACGGCTGTCGCAAGTAGGCCCTTCTACAAGGAGAACAATGGCTTCCGGAATCACCTTCGAAATGCTCGCCTTCAACCGCCAGATGCGGTGGCGTCAGATCGAGGACCGTCCTGCTCGTGAGCGGGACCGCAGCCTCGCCGGCAAGAAGCGCATCCGCGCTCGCAAGGCCGCCAACAAGGCCTGATCTTCAGCATCACCAGACCGGCCTAGATGTCTAGGCCGGTCTGTCCCCCGTTCGCACCCATATCCGAGAGGACCTATCCATGAGCACCAAGAAGTCCGTACAGAAGAAGGCCCAGGCCGACGCACACGAGTACGCGGCTGCGTACATGGCGGTCGGTGAGGGCGCGGGCAACCGTCGCAAGCACATCGAGGGCTCGGTCGAGTACCAGATGCAGTTCGTCCCTGGGTACCGGGAGGCTTTTGAGAAGGCTCACGCTACCCAGGACATGGCCAAGCACGCTGACCAGGCGCGCAAGGAGAACCAGCGTCGTCAGCGGGTCGAGGCCGCGGAGCGAAACGCCAAGGCTGTCGTGAGCGGCAACCTCAAGAACGCCGACCTCAAGGTCATCGCCGTCATCGCCGTGGCTGCTGTCGCGCACAAGACCGGCTACGACAAGAAGGCGTGGGGCTTCGTCAAGCGTGAGGCTGGCAACTTCAAGCGTAAGTTCAAGCAGACCTACAACGCCAAGAAGTCCAAGGTCGCTGAGCCCGACGCCGACGGCGTCTACAACATCACCGACGCCTGATCCCTCAACCCGCAAGGACATATTTCATGCTAACCATTCTTCTCGTCCTTCTGATCGTTGGGCTCATTCTTTCTGTGCTGCAGTTGTACAAGAGCATTCGCGATCGCAGGGAGCACAAGCTTGTGGTCGCTGAGCGCGACAAGCTTCTCGAGCAGAAAGCCGCCCTTGAAAAGGAGGTCGGCGTGCTTCGAGAGTCGAACCGCAGCGCACTCAAGGTCTGGCAATCGGAGCGACGTCGTCTATGGGCTCAAGCCCGGGACGCCGAGCATCACGCTCGAGACCTGCAGGAGTTTCACCTGCGCAACGAGCAGGACTTGATGCACGAGCTCGCTAGCGCTCACGCGATGGTCGAGCTCCTCATGATGGCTGTGCCCAAGGGCGGAGTCATCGCGCACCCATTCGAGGTGCGACGGATTTTTCGTCCGATCGTCCAGATGGCGAAGCCGGACACCAACAAGCAAAACGTCAACGTCTTCTGACACCCGTCAGTCGATATTTCCCATAGGAGACAACCATGTTGCACAAGCTCATCTCTCCGTTCGTCGGACTTCTGTTCGTCCTCACCATGAGCTCGTGCTCGGGTGAGGCTTCTGCGGACAAGACCAACAGCACCCCCTCCGGCGACGCCTCTTCGGCCGCGCCCGTCGAGAACGACACGCCAAGCCCCGACGAGGAGTTCATCAACCAGCTGCACGAGGCGATCCCTGAGACCGCCAAGGGTGACGAGGCGGACTACATCCGTCTCGCTGGGGACTTCTGTGGATTCCTGGAAGAAGGCTACACCCCGCAGGGTGTCGTCGGTTCCTGGGTCCAGAACGGTGGCAATGCGCAGTCGGCGAGCACCATGCTCAAGATCGCGGTGCCGATCTACTGCCCTCAGCACACCAAGGTCGTGGAGAAGAATCTCTCCTAGACCCACCGTTCACAAGGAGACACATTGTACATCAAGAAGATCGAATTCCTGGACTTCTTCGGCAAGAAGCGTGAGCAGGAGGTTCACTTCAACCTCACGTCGCACGAGGTGTTCAAGCTCCTCGTCGAGTTCCAGGCCATCTTCGAGTGGACCGAGAAGATGAAGGATCGCGACCCCGACGGCGTCACCGACACCGCCGAGGTCATCGAGTTCTACAACAACGTCGAGGAGATCATCCTCGCTGCGTGGGGTCAGCCCGACCCCGACGGTCTCCACTTCCGCAAGGGTGGCGTGTACGACTTCAAGGAGTCGGCGCTGTTCCACAAGTGCATGCAGATGTTCGTGGAGTCCCCCAAGGAGGCCAACGAGCTGGTCGACGGCCTCATGCCGAAGGATCTGCAGGAGATCGTCAAGCGTGCCGACGCCAACCTGGCGGAGCTCGCCAAGTCTGGCGAAGCGCCCGAGGCCCTGCAGGCCCAGATCGACGCGCTCCTCGCGCAGAAGGCCGCCGCCGAGGCCCCCAGCACGGTTACGCCGATTGCTCCCGGGGCCCAGACGGTTCCCGGTCAGGTCGTCAGCTGACCTAGGCCAGCTCGCGGCAAAAGCAACGACTAGAATGAGAACCCCATCGCTCGAAACCTCGACACTCTTCGAGACAGTCGCAATGGGGTTCTCATTCTGTCACCCAACTACTCAAAATGGGAGCACAAAATGTCCGAGCAACAGCTTTCCCCAACGCACCAGAAGCTCATGGATCAGCACAAGGCCGAGATCGGCTACCCTGATTACCACATTCCCGATAAGGCCAAGGTCGTAATCGGTATTGCCGCGGCCATCGCGGCAGCCGCAGCAGCTTACGACGCTTCGCGTGATGGCCTCGAGAGTTTCGAGGACAAAGCGAACGGCCTGATCTGGCGCGCCAAGAACCGCAAGAACGCTCACGCCAGCCCGGCTGAGTGACATCACAACCCTCGAAGAGAACCGTACACCGGTTCTCTTTTTCTGACTTTAGGAGCTTAAATGGCAGACCCTGTGGGCAACGCCCCTCGAAACCTCGAAGGGGGCAACAGTCACAAGGCCCGGGCCGCCGCAGAAGCCGCCTCGGCGCCCCCGCCGGCACGTGAGAAGCTGGAATCCGTCGTCAAGAAGGGCCAGGTGATCCAGAAGAAGCCGAATATCCTCAAGCGCACCGCCCGCTCGATGGTCGCGGACGACGTGCAGAACGTTGGCGACTTCGTGGTGACCGACATCCTCGTTCCCGCACTTCGCAATCTGATCTACGACGTGATCGTCGGCGGCGCAGGCCGCACCATCTTCGGCAACGCCGCAGCCCGACGCCCTGGTGTCAACCCGGGTCTCTTCGGTACGGCGCAGAACCTCAAGACCGCCTACCACGCAGCCTCCAACCCCGCTGCCTCCGCGGCTCCGACGAATCCCGGAATGTCCAAGCAGGCCCAGGCGCGATTCGATTTCAGCGAGATTTCGCTGACCGATCACTCCGAGGCCCTCTACATCATCGAGCTGCTGAAGACGCGTGTTGCCGAGTACGGCACCGCCTCGGTCGCCGATCTGTACGACCTTCTCGGACACACCGGCGCGTTCACCGACCAGAACTGGGGCTGGAATGATCTGAGCACTGCCAAGGTGCAGCAGAACCGTTCCGGCTTCGTTCTCGACCTGCCCCACCCCATTCCTCTCAAGAGGTGACCCATGACAATCGACGCGATCCAAATCATCGTCGACAGCCACAGCGAGGCTGATCAGATCATCGCCCACGGCAAGCAGCTGATCAAGAAGTACGACTACTTGAGCGTTGCCGACCTCTACGACATGACCAACAACCTGGGAACGTTCGAGGACACCAAGATCGGATGGACGTCTCTCGACGACGTCAACATCGATCGCACTACCGACGGGCTCAGCACGTCCGTCACCTTCCCCGCTCCACTTCCGCTCGACATCTGACCCTTCTCACAGAAGCGATATTTCACCATGGCCAACCACCGCAACACCCCCGTCGTCCCCGAGAACTCTGGCGTGCACCTGCACTCCTTGATCGAGCGCACTGGCTGCGGCATCCACAAGGTGCCCACTGGCGTTCCATGCCACACCCTCCCCAACAACGTGAACCCCCAGACCGACTACGTAGCGGCCTGCGGTTCCCGGATCAAGAGGGCCGGCTTCATCGGACGGATTTCGGCACAGTCCATGCGCACCGAAGCGCCTCGAAAGGGCGCCGGCGACAAGCGGACGTTCAAGAAGAAGCCCAACACCCGCCAGTCCTCGTTCCGAGGCAAGAAGTAAAGAAGGACCTACACCAAATGAAGTTTGTTCCTAAGCGCGTTCACCGCGCATCCGCCCGTACTGGGCTCAAGCTCAAGAAGCACTCTCCCACCATCCTCGTTGTCGGCGGCGTCGTCGGCGGAATCACCACCGTCGTCATGGCGGTCAAGGCTTCGAAGAAGGCCGAGAAGGTCGTCGAGGCTCACAAGGCTGAGCGCAACACCATCGGCTCCGTTCCGCCCAAGGGTGGCGGCGTGAACCCTCAGCAGCGAAAGGATGTGCAGGTCCAGATCATGGAGCTGTACTACAACACCACTCTCGAGCTCGCTCGGGTCTACGGTCCGACGCTCCTCATCGGTTCGCTCTCCTTCGGTTCCATCCTGTACGGCCACAAGATCCTGCACGGCAGGCACGTGGCATCCGTGGCGGCCTACACCGGCCTCATGGAGCAGTTCGGCGCCTATCGAGGAAGGGTCCGGCAGACGCTGGGTGAGAAGGCTGAACTCGACATCTACAACGGCGCCCACGGCGAGTACGTCGAGGACTCGGAGCACCCCGGCGAGTACAAGCTTCAGCCGGTGTGGAACGACGACGTCAAGTTCGACGCTGAGCTTCGCCCCTGGTTCGATTCGGACAACCCGAACAACAACTCCGACCCCGAGATCACCAAGATGTGGCTCACCGGAGTCCAGGAGCACATGAACCAGCTGCTTCGTCTCAAGGGTCACCTCATGCTGAATGAGGTCCGTGACGAGCTCTGCCTTCCCCGCACCGCACAGGGCCAGCTCCTCGGCTGGGTCGACGGCAATCCGGATGGCGATGGTTTCATCGACTTCGGATTCATGACCGACGACCACCCGTCCACCGTGGCGTTCCGAGCCGGCGAGAGCCGAGACGTACGCCTCAACTTCAACGTGGACGGAGAGGTCTACCACTTCCTCGGCTGACCTGCCCATCTACTCTTCTGCTTAGGAGCTCAAAATGAGAGTAAAGAACATCGCATCACTCGTGGGCGCTGCCGCTGTCGGCGGCGCTTACGCCTGGGCTTGGACCGAGGATCGTGCTGAGCGTCGTGCCCGGCGCATGGCCGAGGACTACATCAAGCTCGTCGAGGACGTTCAGAAGCTGATCGCTGAGAACGTACACCTCGACAACCAGCTCTCGTCGGCCAACGACCGGATCGACACCCTTGAGCACCGTCTCACCCCGGAGGAGCCGATCGAGATCACTTCGGAGGTTTCGCTTCGTGACGTGGCTGACTCCGTTGAGGAGCAGACCGACGAGCCCACCGAGGCCGAGATCGAAGCTCAGACCACGGAGCTTCGTGACCTCATTGCGCCCTACGTCTCCGACCCGCAGGCCCAGGAGGATTTCATGCACCAGGCCCGCGAGCAGCTGACGGCCGAGGCCATGTCGGATCCTCCGATGGTGATCTCCCAAGAGGAGTTCAGCCACGACGATGAAGGTCAGGACTTCGCCAAGCAGACCATCCACTTCTACGGCAAGTACCAGACCCTTCTCGACGAGGAGGACGAGGTGATTGCCCAGGATCACATCGAGAAGACGGTGGGATGGCGATCTTTGCGGCGCTTCGGTGACAAGTCCAACCAGCCGGACGTGGTGTACGTCCGGAACAGGGCCCTCGAGACCGACTTCGAGGTTGTTCTGCTGGAAGATGACGACCTTCCGCTGCACGTCCAGTACAACATGAGTCAGCCGGAGTTCGACACCATGTCGAAGGCCGGCAAGCTCCTTCTACCCAATTCGGGAGAAGACGAGGGATGATGACCGATGTCCATCGTCTCTACTTCAACTGGTTGACGGACCGGTACGGCCTTCAGGCCGACCCGGGGCTGAAGCGGCTCTGTCACATGCTGCACGGCAACGTCTTCCAGCGGCGAGTCGGGAACGACGTGAACCGCGCCTATGCAGGCGAGGCTCTGCGTCGACTATTCCTGGACGACTGGGCAGAAGCGAACATCGACCCGCGCACCACGAACGACTTCATGGCGGGGGCGTGCAGCTGGCTAGAAATGCTGCTCGCCCTCGCCGAGTCGATCGACTTCACCTATGACGGTGGGGTCGATCAGCGGTTCGTAGAACTGTGCTCGAACATGGGCATATTTATCGTCACGACGAGGACCAATCCTCGCTATGATCAAATCGATCAGCAACTCGTGGACACAATGTGCAACGTTGTGGACTTCAACCAGTTCGACCCCGACGGCCGGGGTGGACTATTCCCGCTCACCAAGCAAGATCATCCCAATCAAAGGGAGGTGGAGATCTGGGATCAGCAAGCCGCATATTTTCGTGAGAGACTGGAAGGAGTAATGTGGACTTCTACAAGCTGAGAACCAGGCGAACCAAGGAAGGGGTCTACTGTTACCCCGACTTTATCGTCCAGTCCTCGAAAGATCTCCTTGTCAAGGGTGGCGGATTCTACGCCATCTGGGATGAGGACCGGGGCCTGTGGTCCCGAAATGAGATGGATGTAGCGCGGATCATCGACGAGGATCTCCTCAAGATGGCGAGCGAGCAGGAGGCAACTCCTCTACTGATGTCTTCGTACGAGTCCAAGTCATGGACCAGTTTCAACAACTACGTTGCGAGTCTTTCCGACTCTGACGTAGAGCTCGACCAGAATCTCACGTTTGCGGACGATCCCCCAGATCGAAAGAAGTACGCGTCGAAGACGCTTCCATATTCTCTGCACGAGGGCGACGCCCCTGCTTACGAGGAGCTCATCAGCACCTTGTACGCACCAGAGGAGCGGGAGAAGTTGGAGTGGTCGATCGGCTCTATTCTCGCCGGCGACTCCAAGAAGAACCAGAAGTTCCTGGTGTTGTACGGCCCTCCTGGTTCGGGTAAGGGCACGATCCTCAACATCTGCGAGAAGCTCTTTGAGGGCTACTTCGTTCCCTTCGACGCCAAGGCCATGGGCCAAGCGAACAATTCGTTCGCTCTCTCCGCCTTCAAGTCCAACCCGTTGCTCGCCATCCAACACGATGGCGACCTATCTCGTATCGAGGACAACACGAAGCTTAACCAGATCGTGTCCCACGAGATCATTTCGATCAACGAGAAGTACAAGTCTGAGTACTACATGCGGGCTCTGGCGTTCCTGATGCTCGGCACCAACGAGCCGGTGAAGATCACTGGCGCGAAGTCCGGCATCATTCGACGTCTCATCGACGTTCACCCCTCAGGTCAGCTTGTGCCAAAGCAGAGGTATCAGATCCTCATGGCGCAGATCCCCTTCGAGCTCGGGGCCATTGCTCAGCATTGTTTGAGCGTATATTTGGACCTCGGTAAGCACCGCTACTCTGCATACCGCCCCACGGCGATGATGTATGAGACCGATGTCTTCTTCAACTTCATCGAGCACAACTTCGACATGTTCTACGTCGACGACGGTGTTCAGCTGGACAAGGCGTGGCAGATGTACAAGGAGTTCGCCGAGGATGCCAACATCCGACGCAAGCTCCAGAAGCACCAGTTCCGAGCCGAACTCATGTCATATTTTGACAAGTTCCACGATCGAAAGGTGGTGAACGGTAAGCGTGAACGTAGCTACTACGAAGGCTTCAAGACCCACCGTTTCGTGAAGACTGATGAGAGCACGCCGCTTTCTCTGAGTCTTGAGAAGCAGGACTCCAAGCTCGATCTGGAACTTGCCAACATGCCGGCTCAGTACGCCACGTCGACGGGCACGCCCAAGAGCAAGTGGGACACGGTTAAGACGAAACTATCCGACCTCGATACCACACAGCTCCACTATGTGCAGGTGCCTGAGAAGCACATCGTGATCGACTTCGATTTGAAGGACGCAAACGGTGAAAAGTCTCAGGAGTTGAACCTCCAGGCCGCGGCGGAATGGCCGCCGACCTACACGGAGTTCAGCCAGGGCGGAGCAGGCGTTCACATGCACTATATTTACGACGGTCCGGGCGAGGTCAATGAACTTGAGCCTCTCCACTCGGATGGCATTGAGGTGAAGACCCTTCTGGGTAACTCCTCGCTGCGTCGTAGGTTGAGCGGGTGTAACAGCCTGGACATTGCCACGATCACTTCTGGTCTGGCACTCAAGGAGAAGAAGCCCATGCGAGACCCCAAGGCCATGGCGTCTGAGAAGACCTTGCGTCGTCTCATCGCCGGAAACCTGAAGAAGGAGTACCACCCCGGCACCAAGCCGTCGGTGGAGTTCATCAAGAACCTTCTGGACGAGGCGTATGACGCCAAGTTCCCGTACGACGTCTCGGACATGCATCCGGATATTTACGCGTTCTCGATGGACAGCTCACACCACGCCCGGTACTGCATGAAGCTGGTGCGTGAAATGAAGTTCCAGTCGGAATCCATGGAGCTGCAGACCAAGGCTGACAGCGAACGTCTCGTGTTCTACGACGTCGAGGTCTTTCCCAACCTGCTGGTCATCTGCTACAAGTTCCAGGGCGACAGCAACGTCGTCAAGATGATCAATCCGTCGCCGACCGAGGTGGACGAGCTCATCAAGCTGCGGCTCGTGGGCTTCAACTGTCGTAGGTACGACAATCACATCCTTTATGCGAGGTCCAACGGATATTCGCTCGAGGCTCTGTACGACCTCTCTCAGAGGATCGTGTCAAACGACCGCAGTGCCCTGTTCGGCGCTGCGTACGACATCAGCTACACCGACATCTTTGACTTCTCCTCGAAGAAGCAGTCCCTCAAGAAGTTCGAAATCGAACTGGGTCTGCACCACCTGGAGCTTGGCCTTCCTTGGGACGAGCCGGCTCCGGAGGAGCTTTGGGAGAAGATTGTGGAGTACTGTGCAAACGACGTGCTCGCCACCGAGGCGACGTTCGAAGCACGCCGCGCAGACTTCACTGCACGTTCCATCCTTGCCGAATTGAGTGGGTTGAGTGTGAACTCCTCGACCCAGCAGCACACCGCTCGCATCCTCTTCGGCACCAACAAGCGCCCCCAGTCCTCATTCATCTACACCCAGCTCAAGGACATGTTCCCTGGCTACGAGTTCGACTGGGGTAAGTCCACTTACCGCGGCGAGGTCGTCGGTGAGGGTGGCTACGTTTACGCCGAGCCTGGCGTGCACAAGAACGTAGCTCTCCTCGACGTCGCCTCCATGCATCCCTCCTCGATCGAGTTGCTCGACCTGTTCGGGCCCTACACTGAGAAGTTCAGCGACATCAAGAATGCTCGTGTGGCGATCAAGCGAGGTCAGCTCGACGACGCTCGTCGAATGCTGGACGGCAAGCTCGCACCCTTCCTCGAGAGGGAGGAAGATGCGGAGGCGCTGTCGTATGCTCTGAAGATTGTGATCAACATCGTCTACGGTCTCACGTCGGCGAAGTTCGAGAACCCCTTCAGGGACCCGCGCAACAAGGACAACATCGTCGCTAAGCGCGGCGCTCTCTTCATGATCGACCTGAAGCACGCTGTTCAGGAACTGGGCTACACGGTCGCACACATCAAGACGGACTCTATCAAGATCCCTGATGCAGATCAGAAGATCATCGACTTCGTCTTCGAGTTCGGAGCCAAGTACGGCTACGAGTTCGAGCATGAGGCGACCTACCCGGAGCTGGTGCTCTTCAACGACGCTGTCTACATCGCTCGTTACGACGACAAGACGGCTGAGAAGAAGGGTCGGAAGTGGGACGCTGTCGGCGCCCAGTTCCAGCACCCGTACGTCTACAAGACCCTCCTTGGCGATGGTGATATTTCCTTCAACGACTTGCTCGAGACCCGAAACGTGGTCAAGGGCGACATCAACATCAAGACCGAGAAGGGGTCTCGCTTCGTTGGGCGCATCGGACAATTCGTGCCGGTGCTTCCGGGCCACGGCGGCGGAGAGCTCGTTCGTCGAGCCGAAGTTGTCGTCAAGGACAAGGAGACGGGTGAGGAGCGCAAGGAACTGAAGGACTACGCCGTCACAGGAACTAAGGGCTTCCTGTGGCAAGAGGCGGAGCTGGTCCGAGAGGCCGGCGGCATGGACGCGATCGACTTGCGATATTTCGAGGAGCTCGCTGACAAGGCGCGCGCCTCCTTCGCAAAGGTGGGCTACAACATCTAGATCGCGGTAAAAACACGCATTGTAATGAGATCCCTCACACCCTAGCACTCGGTTAACTACCTAGCCTAGCAACCCGGGATCTTTCTTATCGCCCTTAACTCTGTTCTCAGAGTTTTCCTTTCTGTCACCAATCAAGGAGTGATATTTATGAGCGACATCGCTCAGCTGGAGAACGGCGTCACCGCTGTTCAGTACGGCACCCCGGAGGGCCAGTGGGACTCCAAGGCGCTCATTCGAGTGGCAGCCTTCATCACCGGAGTGGACCTCGATAAGGGCAGCATCACCGAGGACCAGATCCTCGATGTGGTGCGCCCAGTGGGGGACTTCTGGGACCCCCAGAGGGACATCGCGGACATCGAGGTCATCACGGGCAAGCGCATCCTGGGTATGACCCTGGGGCAGTGGCTCGTGAAGTACCCCACCGGTTTCTACCGCGTTCTCTCGACCAACGACTACCTGTCGCAGGTCGGCCCTCCCAGGAAGGCACCTTCGTTCCGTCAGGAGCTCACACACCTCCTCAACAAGCACAGCAAGGACGCCCAGGTCGAGGTCCCTGACTTCATCCTGGCCCGCCACATCGACAACGACCTGAACAACATGGTCCTCCTGAAGGACTCGATCAGGCGATACGAAAGGGGTGAGTAATGAATCTCATCAGCATCTGGTCGCTTCCGAGCTACCCGCTCCGTGAGCGCCTCCGTCGTACCCGGGAGTGGGCTGCCATGACGGCAGCCTCCAAGATCCCACTTCGCATCAAGTACTGGGCTGCAGTCCAGCAGATCGCCGCGGCCTCGACGGTCGACCCCAAGAAGGTCGTGCCGGAGATGGACCTCGAGTACATCATGCGGAACATGCCACAGCCCACCAGCGTCGCCTGACGCCTTTCAAGCAAGGAGTGATATTTATGTGGAATCCCTTCAAGTCGAAGGAGCCACCGCCCCCGATGTTCGACCCGTTCGAGATCGCGGAGGAAGAGGCTCGTCTCAGCGCTCGCATTGCTGAGATGGGTGCCGCAGAGGCTCGTCTGATCCAGGCGACAGATCGTGCCAAGAAGGCGACCAGGGAGGCCAACGAGGCCCGTGGTCGTCTTGAAGGCACTATCGCATCGGCAGGCCGAGCTGGCCGAAGGACCGGTGGTCGCTCATGGTGAAGCCTCTCGATATTCCCTGCGAGAAGTGCGGCTGGAAGATGCCGGGGTTCCACGTTTGTGTCATCGACCTTCGCACAGCCGAAGGCGTCAAGGC